TGCGTTGTTGGCCCTTAGTCTTAGCAACTCTCTTTTCAACAGTCGATTTGCTTTGTGTTCTTCCTGTAAGAGATTTTGATAATGCGGCTTTATGTTCGTCTGACTTTTTAACACCCGTCAAGGCGGCTGATTGTTTTAATGAAGATTCAGGAGTGTTTATAAAATTCGCATTGCCGTTATGCCTGTTGATCCATTTGTCGTGCTTTGCAGCATTGAACGACATTAAAAATCTAGCCTCATATTCTCTGGCGTCATTCATCGGACGAGGTATAATCTCAATGACTTCAAACGAGTCTTCACCATCAGTTTGAATTAATTTCTTGACATGGGTTGAACCTGTAAAATACCCATACTTGTGGTCTTTGTTCCAGAAAGCATCAGGATTACAGTATCCTTTATTGGCATATTTTGACCCTGCATAAAACATACCGCTTATTTTATGACGGATTATGTAGAAGTATTCAAGCCTGACATATATACGATTATGCATTTATCACCCGCGGTTTAATAAATTGTGTGGTATCATTTATATAGAGGATTCATTTTATGTTACCTAAGATCCAACACACGCTGTACTCTCACACTTTGGTAGGCTTGGGCAAGCAAATCAAGTTTCGCCCATTCACTAACCAAGAGCAAAAGACCTTGCTGTTGGCTAAAGATGCCAAGGGTACCGCTGATGAGAAAGAGGCAGTGGTCAATGCTATTGAGCAGATTGTCGGTAACTGCACCCTGGGTAAGATTGATGGTTCGTCTCTGTCGACATTCGACATTGAAGACTTGTTCCTGCGCATTCGTGCCAAGTCTGTGGGTGAAGTGATCAACGTTCAATACCGCTATGACTTCCGTGATGCTGAAGACCGTCCACAAAGTCGATTCATCAAGGCTGCGATTAACGTTGACGACATCAAAGTTAAGGTTGATCCTGCGCATACCAAAGTCATTATGGTCAGCGACAAGATCGGTATGACCATGCGTTACCCGACCTTCAAGATGCTCAAGGACATCAAGAGTGAAGATGATCTGCCACTTGAATGCATCGACACCATTTTCGATGAGAATGAAATTCATGACCGTAACTCGGTCACGCGTGAAGAGCTTGAAGCGTTCTATGACGACATCGATACCGCAGGTCTGATGAAGATCAAACAGTTCTTTGACACAATGCCTTCTCTCCAACACACCATCGAACTTGATGTCGGTGATGGTAAGACAGAAACCGTGACATTCAAAGGGCTCAACGATTTTTTTATCTAACGATGACGCATGAAAGTTTGGAGTCGTATTACACAAATAACTTTCATGTACTATTCCATCGAGATATTGGTTTCGAAAACCACTTCAGGTTGTCCGATCTCGACGGGATGTTACCTTGGGAACGCGAGATTTACATGATGCTCATGAATCAAAAAATGGAACAATTCAAGAACGCCAAATAACCCGTCGTCCGTAGGTCTAGTAAATAGTTCTATACACGCCATAAACAGGAACCGTTTATCATGTCGTTTAAAGATATTCTACTAGACCTGCGCTCGATGCGGCGCAGTAACGCACTACGCAATGAAACTGATCCTACCAAAGTGGCAAACATCCTCGAGGATCTCATCAAGGAGTCCATTCACCTGCAACATGGTGGTGACAAAGGTTTTCAACGCAAGTCAATGGCCGAACTGAAACAGATTCGTCGTGACCTTGTGGCCGGGCAAATCAACGCAGGTGACAAGACGGGTAAAATGACCGTTGTGTACAGCAGCGTGATTGATGCCCTGAGCAAAGCCGAGCAAGAAGGCTCTAAAGGGATGCAGGTCTATGAGAAGACCGCTGAGTCCCTACGCAAGTCGATCCCATCGTCGGACACCCTGATCTCTGCCCTGATGACTGCAAACCCTCTGATGGGCTATGGCGTCAAGATGGTTCGGGATATGTCGCGCTCATCTGCTGAAGCAAGTCGGCGCGCCAAGCTTGAGGCTGCAAAGAAGATTGCATTGCTTCGCGATCAAAAAGCGTTCTTGGATGAACAGTTCAAAGCCGCTGAACAGGCTGAGCAACTGGCTGAAGAAACTGCTAAGACAACCGAAGACGGTCAGAAGAAAAAGGACAAAGCCGACAAGAAACGCAAAGGTAGTAACCAGTACACCATTCAAAGAGAAATTCTTGAAAGCATCGACCGTGAAATTAAGATGCTGGTTGATATCTGGAGTGATGAACCTGTCAGTCGCATTGAAGAGGCTATCAAAGAGCTTTCAATGCAGCAGTCTGAGGAAGCCGAGAAAACCCGTATTGCCAACGAGGAAGCTGCTGAGAAGTCGCGCCGTGATGGTAAACTGGATAACATGGGTGACACTGATACCACAACCGCACCTACTCCGATTCCCGATCAACTCGACACACACGGCGTGCGTGATCCTGAACATACCAATGGTGGTGGTCTTCTGTCGTCGATCATGGGTAGTATCGGTAAGATGTTCCTTACTGGTATAGGTGGGCTGTTCGCCGCAGGTGGCTTACTTGCTGCTGGTGGTATTCTGGCCACGATGTTGAAACCGATTAAAGGTATCATCAAGTTCTTTACAAGTATTGGTACAGTCGCACTCAAGCTTGCAGGAAAACTTGCGTTGCCTGTTACTGTGATCATGGCGATCTATGACTTCTTTGATGCATTCTTTAATGCAAGTGAGTACTTAGGTAAAGCAGACAGCCAGATCAGTATGGGCGAACGCATCTCGCTTGGTATTGCCAATGTCATTGCATCGATTGTAGGAATCTTTGACGACGTCCTTGAACTGTTTGGTGTTGATCTGATTAACACGGAAGGTTTGACCAAGAAGATACATGAGTTCTTCATGGGCTTCCCTGATATGGTCATGAAGATGATCAACGATGCCACAACCTATGTGACCGACATGTATGGTGAAGTTGTTGCATCACTGAAAAGTCAAGTTGAAGATGTTAAATCGGGGCTTGTTGATGCGTACACTGGAGTGGTCGATAAGATCATGGGCATTTTCGATTCAATCACATCGACCTTTAAAACGGTCATTGAAACAATTGAAAAGAAATTCGCTGAATGGAAGCAGACGATCAGCAACATTCCAGGTATTGGTCCGTTGTTCTCATCTGATCCGACTGAGCCGCTGAAACTTGATCCTGCTGCGATTGATCAAGCAAGTCAAGATCTCAAAGACATGACTAGCTCAACGAACCTACTTCGGGTGAATGAGGGTGTTGCTACGATGGTACCGCTGAGTCCACAAGAGCAGCCTACAGGGTCGCAAGCTGCATCAGCGAACGTTCAGCGCGCAGAGCGTCAAACCCAAGCGCAAGCAGCATCACCAGTAATGGTTAATGCGCCACAAACAACTGTGAACAACATTAACCAAGGCGGTGGTCAGAAGTCAACTAACACGTCTAATCAGAACCACAAGTTCCGAAGAATGGCAGACGGTAGGTAAACAAAGCGCGGCTTAGGTCGCGCTTTTTATTGCGTTGTCTTTCAGGAACTGCATGAAGATGTCTTCATGTACATCATAACCAAACAAGTTGATCTGTTTACGTTTAGGTCTGAAGTTCGACACAACGGTCTTGACTTCGACATCAAAGATGATTTCATCGACGCTACTGAACTTATCATCAAACGCGTTTTGAGTTTGGATGGAATAGATAACACCATCAGTGTCACCGATGAGTCCATACAAAGGGCCGTTGAAGGTGTGAATGATTGAACCTAGATTTCGATCACTGAAGCCAAGGTTGACCAAGTGCTGAAACGCTTGTCGGATGACGTCTTTGTCATTACCAGTTTTGATCTTCAATGCTTTGAACTTGCCGAGACCCAGGAACTTGGCGATGTCCATTTGAAGGCCTTTAGGCTTTTCCTTAGTATGGACCAGGCTGCCATTTTGACTAAGGTAAATGTAGTGCCGGTCATTTATAGCATGACTGTACACGCCATAACCATCAACAATCGTGTGACCTTCTGCGCGCAGTTTCGCACGCACTCGACTCCAGATCTCTGAGCCGTGAGCTTGCATGTCTTTAGTTGTGAAGTAGTCGTTTGTACGCATTATGCAACCTTCAAGTCAAGTAGGAAATCACTAAGTTCGAAAAGATCAAACGTTGTGTTGATGTTGAAGCAGCGAACGTTATGTTCTTTGGCGATTCTCCATGCAGTGGCGGTACCACCTTCAGGAACGCCTTTACGATCAACCGGCGCCCAGCATATAAGGAACTTCGATGGGTCGTCAAGTGAATGACCAAGCACCTGAAACACATTACGTGTGTGTAGGGTTCTAGCACCTTTCGAACATGCATTCCAATCGGGGTGCACACTCTTAGCGATCTGAACCGCCTTTTCCCAAATCACCGCAGGGACTTGTTCAGGGACTGTATAATTCAAACCCTTCTTTCGACCTTCAAAGCCATCCCACGGCAGGTAGATGTCGTAGAACTGTTTCGGACTACGGATCAGATATTGCTTTGCACCGTCCTCAAACGCTGTATCAGCCCCTTCAGCGCCACCCGAACGCAGTGTGTAGTGCGCGTGTGCGAGACGACTGCCAAGGGCTTTGAGGACTTCACATTGGGTCTTTGGCGTCCCGCGTGAGCCAACGCCCGTGTAGTAGATGTGTTTCATAATGGTTACCGAGTCCTTGGAAGTGAACCAACGTCGATCTTGAAACCTTCGAGTTCGATGCTCTTGACCAGAGCCTGCATCTCAGCCTTGAGGCTTTCTTGCAGTTCGCGGATCTCGATAATGCGATCACGCCATTCACGCAGGTCACCTTTAGGCTTGATCGTAGCTTCATCAAACATGTCACGGGTGATGATTGCAGTGTCATAGTCAATCGAGGCTTCAAGTTCAAGCGGATCAGAACTTCCAGGTTTAGACGGGTGGTAAACACCTTGACATAAAGCGTCGGCGGTTGACGATGAACTGCGACCGGAAGTCCACTGATCAGAATCATCGTTGAACTTTGGAGTTTTGCGCCAGTAGTAAATGCCGCCGTCGCCGTCTTGTGTGATAGCGACACAACCTTCGCGTGGATACTCGGTCAGGAAAGTCTGAACGAGGTTAAGCAGCTTCTTACGTGCCATGGTTAGTATTCCTTGTATGTGGTAAAGGGGCCTTGCGACCCCTTATTCAGTTAGTTGATATTAGTCAATCAGGCGTTGACGAATCTCGGACAGACTTGTTTCAGATACAACACCGTTGTGGAACAGAATCTCCATCGCACCCAGGTTGTCGATATCGCTCATCGGTTGTTGGTCGTACAAGACGAACTCATCACCTTCTTTCTCGACTCGCAGAAGACCTTTAGCCGACTTCTTGAGCGCGTCACCAGTCTTCGGATCTTTGAACAGCTCAATAAATTCACCGTCAATGACAGTAGCTGTGGCTTTAACAGCACTACCAAAAGTATCACGAGTTGAATAATTGTAAGTGTAACTGCCAATGCCGAGTACCACATTGCCACTTGCGAAGCCCTTATCCATCAGACGTTGCAGAATTTCCCACTGACGTTCCAGGGTGATGCTGTCACCGTAGATCAGACCGATGTGGGAGTCGAGTTGTTTGAAGCCTTTGTCGGAGTAAGTACCACCGAAGATATCCCACAGCAGTTCAATAGAACCTTTGACTTCGTGTTCAGGGATCTCGTGTTTAATCGCCTCGTCGTACAGGTCGCCCTGATTGATGTGGGTGATGTTGTAGTACTTACCTTCAACTTTTATCGCTTCGTATGCGAGGATATCCGAACCCGATGCTTCCAGATACGCATACAACGCAGTTACATTTTCGAACTCTGTTGGGTGCAGTTTGTAACCGCAGATGATGTGAATTGGATTACCACTGTCAGGACGAATGACCAAACGACCATCACGCGCCATGATTGCAGCATACACACCAGGCTCAGTCAGCACGTACATCAACAGTGCCCAGTAGTCGTAAGTGTCAGCAACGTAGCTGGCAAAGCCGGTAGGTACGATGCGAGTGATGTAGTCAAGCAGGAAACGCACTTCACCGAGCAACAGGTATTGCTCTTCGGTCATACCAGGCATTTCTTCGCGCAGTGCACGAACGTGGAACAGGATGTTGCTGGAACTGATGCTGTGTTCAGTAGCAGGAACACTACCACCAATCAGTTCGTTGTCGGAATCGGCGTGGTAGTAGTCTTCCACGTAGTCGATAGCCGATACAACGTCAGTGCCAGTGAACGACAGCAAGTGAGCAGCACCCGAACGCGCAGCATCTTCAGGACCCGACATACCGCGAGAAGAGAAGTCGTGACCTTGCCACTGGATCGCTTCTTTCGGCGTACCAGTCAGTTCAGCGAAGTGTTCGAACACGCGGCGATATTCGTAGGCGATGGTCGCGTTGAGACTGGATTTCCAGTTCGAGTTCGATAGAGTCGGTTCGATGTAGTTGACCAACCAGGCGAAGTCAGGGTGAGTGTTGTTGATCATCATTGTTGGAACTTTCATGCTGACGCGACTGCCTTCTGGCAAAGCGCGTACAAGCAGCGGCAGATAGCCCAGATCATGCAGTTGAGCGAAGCCGTCAGCAGGGATAACGCCAGGGCCCATCATGTTGTCACAACGACGTTGATAGCGCGCAACAGCTTGTTCTTTTGGTAGGTTGAAGAACTGTTCATTGAACGCTTCAACCAGGAATTCGGACGCGAAACCTTGACCACCAAACACAACCATCTTCTTGTCGAACAGTGGGCCACCTTTGAACAGGCGGTCACTGCGAGGGGTGAAATTTGAAGACAGGAAAGTAGTGAATATGCGCATCATTGCGCGGTGACCAAGTTTATACGCGTCGGTCGCTGACAGAGGTTGCAGTTTCATTGTTTCAATTTCCTTTCATTAACGAAGTTTGGATTTCAATTACCAGGAATAGTAAGTTACTTTCATGTTGTTTGGCAGATTGTCGGGCACTGTGCCTTTGAAAGAAGTCGTAGTGTACACACGATCAAACTCGTTAGCAACGACTTCGATGCCTTTAGTGAACAAACCGTGTGTCACAGCAAGTTCAACGCGATTTGCGGCAGTAGTCAGTTTGGCGAGTTCGATGAAAGTACGGCCACCGTCGCAGATGTCGTCAAGTACGAACAAGTTCAAACCAGTTACATCGGCAGACATTGTCAGGCTTGTAATGTGACCAGTAGCCATGTCGCGTTCTTTGTTGCAGACGATAACACCTTTTGCACCGACTGCTTTGGCGAACGCTGCCGACTTCTTGTATGCACCTGCATCAGGCGCGACGATGTGGATATTCGACCAATTGCTGTGCACGCGACGGAAGATGTCGATCTGGTCGATGACGACGATGTTTTTGATCAGTGCGGACATTACATCGCTGTGTGGATCAAGTACGACGACTTGTTCGAACCCCAGGTTGTTGATAAGTTCCGCCATTACCGCTGCACTGTGAGCATCACCACGATTACAGACGCGGTCTTGACGTGCGTACGGCATGTAAGGGATGCGCGCTTTCAGTTTGATGCCGACGTATTCACGACGCAAAGCATCCACCGTCAACAGCAACTTCATGATGTCGTCATTGTTTGCGAGGTACGCAATGACAGTGGCTTCGGTTACTTCAGGATGACCCCAACCAGAAGGCTTTTCACTGTTGAGGCCAATACCCACTTCACCAGCAGGGAATTGTTTGTTCTCAATGTCATAGGTAACATTACCGATAATATACTTGATCACGGGTTCTACTTCTCAGGGTTATGTTGATAGTGCAGGAAGTCTACACTGCCTTAGTCTATACAGCAAGTTCTTTTTGAGTAGACAAAGAAAAGCCCTCAAACAAAGAGGGCTTTTCGGGTGACGCTTAGGTGTTACTTGGCGAAGACACGGTTGCTCAGACCGCTGCTACCCATTGCTTCGTATGGTACGAAGATCGCTGCCTTGTTCTCGGCCATCTTCTCCATCACTTCCAGCTGACGGTATTGCAGCAGAGTAGGCGTGATGCCCGCGGCGGTGATGTTGTTTTCGTCACGAACAGTCTCAGCACGCTTCATGCGGATGTCGTAGTCTTTGGCAGCAAGCAGCAGTTCGTTTGCCCGTTCAACCATCTTCACAGCCTGGTTGTTTGCTTCGGTTTCAATCGCCATCTCACGTTCGTTGCGCTTCTGGATCGCGTTATCGATCACGTCAGGATAGTCGATGTTCGCCATCGTGATGTTCGACACTTCCAGAGGACTGTTCGCCATCGCTTTGCGCAGTTGATCGGTCAGGTCGTTGCTGATCTTGTCGTAGTTGTTGGCAACTTCGGTCACCTTGTACTTGCTCAAGACAGACCGCGATACAGTCTGGACCATGTCCTTACCGTACACACCGTAGACCATCGGCAGCGTCACCTGGAACTGCTGGTGCTTGATGTCGTTGAACATCGAGTTGATCACCTTCTCATTACCGTTGATGCGGGTACGGAAGCGCACTTGCAGGTTCAGGGTCAAATCGTCGGCCATCTTGACTTGGATCGCCTCGGCCATGGTCTGAGTACTGGTGTCAAGGATCACCATGTCTTCAGTCCACCAGAGCCAGTACTTGCCAGTCTCTTTGACATCAGTGGAGTAGCCTGCGGCCGACAACACTTTACCTTTTGCTGCTGGCGGAACGGTCACTTTACCACAACCAACCATTGCCAGGGCGAGTACTGCACAAACAATCATTTTCTTAAACATGTTACTTCGTTTCCTTGAGTTTGAGGGAATCTTCGAATTGCTGTTTGATGGAAGCCGCAGTATTGTGCGTGCTTTCAACTTTGTCAATAGTCAAAACAGGAGTTTCGACATCGAATTTGTTGCGACCAAGATCAGCTTGGCGAGTGCCTACGTCAAACGCGCTGAGACCCACTACAGCAGCGAGAACCAGGGTAGCTAGTGCAACATACTTCTTGTGCTGGCGAAAGCTGTGCAGGGTGAGTAACGCAGTCACAGTCAGCACTACGATTGCCATGTACAGTTGCAGCGGGCTCCAACTCAGGTGAATTTCAACCATCACTTTGCATCCTTCATAGGTAGATCATTGATTGGGTTGCGATTGCCCATCAGCAACGATGAATGTTGCAGGTCGATATTGTAGTCACTGGCCATACGCTTGACAATAGCTTTAACAACTTTGCCATTATCACTGTTAGCTGGAACCCAGAGTCGCCAGAACGCAGGACCACGGCCAAAGTTCTCAATCACTACAGCTTCAACCAAACCGTTCTTTTGCTCTTGATACCACAGTTGTGGACTGTTGAGTTTGATCAGTTTCTTGTGCGCCATGATTACTTCGCTACCAGAACTTCAACGTGACTGAACGCGGTGTACACAGGGCCGCCACCGTTTCGATCTTCTTTCAGGACGTGGCGGATATCGGACACCAAGAGTTTGTTGCCTTTATCATTGATGATGGTATCACCTTTATCAGGGTGAGTGCATGCGTGGTACGAAAACAACTCCTCACCATCACTGACTTTAACAACTTTGATTTTGTAGATCCCGTGCATATCGTCTCCTTTGTTAGTTGAGCTTTACTTTGTCGAGATGCGCACTCTAACACGTCATTCGACAAAGTAAAGCCTCTATTTCAAATCAATCGCCCTGTTTGATCAAATAACGGTTCGAAATTGCCTTGAACTGCCAGTTGCGCGTCAACGACTTGAACACCAAGCCCTCGCGAAACTTGCCTTTCAAACCACTGTCACCATCAGCCAGCGCCAAGACTTCAGCGATAGTACCAGGCAATACCATCCGTACGCTGAACGTAGGGACCATCTGCAAGCCAAGATCATCACAGACATGCCGTGCTTCACCTGGCAACATGTACTGCTGAGCATCGATGTCAAACACGTTGTAGACATACAGCTCAACGTCATCCAAGCCTTCGAAGTTACCCTGAATGCCAGGTCCAACCATCTCACCTTGAAGTGCAATGTTACGACCAGTCACGGTATGATAGGTGCGCAGTTTGTCGTCAAGGTTGTATTTGTTGAAGGTCTTGACAAAGAGATTTTCCTCATTGCCTTCAAACTTCAGCTCCAGGTTACGCGAGCAAACGCCAGTGACAACCTCACCTTCAGCAGTTTTCTTGACATAGCCTGTGAAGCTGCTACCATCAAGTTTGTAGGTAACGTTGAACTCTTCCGCGTTAGCTACAGCGTCCTGATACTGGCGCTTGAGGTTCTGTACGCGTTCCTGATCGGACTTGCGGATGAACTGCGGGAAGTTGCCTTTGGCCAACCCTGCAAGATTCGCGTTGACTGGGCGTTCCCATTTCAGGATGCCCAGGGTTTCAGTCAGGTCAGTTTCTGTGCCTACCAACAGGTCATCGGCCAACTGATTAGCGATAGCGTCCCCGTTAGGCAACTCTTTCACAGGGATCAACAAGCCTTGACTGATCTCACCTCGCAGTTTGATGGTGCGCAGACGCTCACCTTTAACACCTTCGTAGACTTTCGGCTCTTTGTCTTTCGACAGGAAAGGTGCGATCTCAGTCGGGATCCAGCTGTCAACTTCGAAGTAACAGGCAATATCACCTGTCACATACAAACCTTTCTGTGCCACTACACGCCAGCCACCGATTGTGGCAATGTCAAGTGCATCAGCGTTCGGGTGCGCGATTACTTCATCCAGCACAACCAAACGCGCTAGTTTACGTTCACTCATTTCTTTCAATCCTTCAGGTCAGGGTGTTTGTGTTTGTTGTCAAGCATGAGTTCGATTTCACGCGCTTTGTAACTGATTTCTTCTTTGGAGAAGGTCGACTCGCGGTAATCGTGATAGCGCTGCCATGCACGCATCATTTCATACATCGGTGTGTTGTAGTCAATCTCAGATATGCCAACCCCAAGCGACTTTGCTACAGCCAAGCGAACACCGAGGGCCGATAGATTGACACCTTCGAGATCCTCGCTGTAGAGTTTCGGATCGATCAACGCACCGACAGCACACATGCAACCATCAGAGGTGCGATACTGACACGAACCGTTTTCACCGGCTGCTTGCTTGCCTTGCTTGAGCAAATGGTCAGCAATATAGCCTGAAACTTGTTTGATATAACGCTTGGTGATTTCACCAGTCATGTCGTACTGCTCAAGGGTTTTCAGGTGCTCGTGCATTGCCGCCGGCGAATGAGCATGGTCTGGCTCTGCACCTTCTTGAATCCAACGCTCATAGTTAGCGCGGAACTTATATTCACCTTCGACGTATTGCCCGTAGACGGAATCATGGTAGTTCTGCCAGGCTCTCAGCAATGCGAGTGTGTCCACATCGAGCTTCATTTTCAGCGACAAGCCAACAGCGGTGATGATCTCTTCGCGTCCCATAGCCTTGCCTTCAAGTTCAGGGCTGTAGACTTCATCGGGGATCAAACAACCGACAGCGCACATGTCATTACCGCTGCGGTACTTACATGAACCATCGTTTGTCTGACTTTTCGCTTTCTGTTTGATCAGATGGTCGCGGATCTTTTCAGAGATTTGCAGGAGAGTCATACTGTCAATTCCTTGAGAATCATATCGTGGAAGTGGGTAGGGCTGTTTGGCTCATCGCTCGGCTTATTAACCCAGTCGGTGTAGCGATAGGTTTTAGTCGACAGCACGTCGCAACTTTCATAAAACGAATCGTGATACGACTGCCATGCGCGAAACAGTTGGGACGCGGTTTCATCAACCAACACGCCAGACAGTTTGAGCGCATCAGTGATAGACGGGTCGTCTGCCATCTTACCTTCAAGGTCAGGATCATATGCATCATCATTAATGAGGCAACCAACAGCGCACATCAAGCCAGCCTCACTGCGGTATTTGCAACTACCATGCGCGCTTACGCTTTTACCACGTTGTTTGATCAGATGGTCACGGATTGTTTCGGACAACTGTACAAGAGTTTTCATAACAGGTTACCTCAAAAATGGATGTGGGAGACAGACTTGGATGTAAGCTTCACCTGGCTCGCCTTCACCTTCAAGACATCTGAAGCAATTGGTAGGGAAGCCCAGCATTGTAAACAACTCTTGATGTTCCTCTAGAGTAGCCTCGCGGCCAAGTTCATCAAGCGTATTCACGCGCAACCTGTTCTCAACGTTAACCTGACTCGGTACGACAGCAACGACACTAAGCTTAGAGTTGATGAACGCCTCTTCAACAGAATGCATGAAACGGTTGACGTTATCATACTGGCGAATCACGCGTTGAACACGCACGCGCTTAGCCATTTCACTTGCTAACAAACGGTTCATTTTTGCTCCAGGAATTGTTGGGACTCACCTTCACCAATACAGATGGCGATGGTCTTACCCAGTTTAACAACTTCAGTGAACACAAGACTACCAATAACATGGTTGAACGCAACTGCATCGGACATCAAAGAGTTGAAACGGTCTTTATCGATTTGAACGATCATGATATAAGGTCTCAGTCACTGTTGGTTACGCTGTCAGGCCCCAATTGTAGTACACAGAATGCAATGCGTCAAGCGCTAATCACACTACATCCAATTTATTTTTGTCTTCGAAGTAGACTTCAAGACGCTTGACGAACTTGGTAGCTTCACTGAACGCTTGACCGTCGTCCATCTTCAGCATGTCAAGCAAACGCTCTTGAGCGGTGCGCAGAAGGGCTTTCAGCTCGCGGTTCTCTCGCTGTGTGTGAGCAAGTACCAAGTTCGCTATGCGCGATGCTTTGTTAGGGTCTTCACCAGAGTAATAGAGAATACGCTCACTCATGATGTAATTACCTCAGCTTCAGTTTCGATCCATACACGAGCACCACACGACAGCGGCTTATCGGGTGAATATACTACGCGACTAGGGCCTTTAATCTCGACCTCATGCGCGTAACGATTTTCCTTGTACGTCTTCACAGTAAGAGTCGGTTTGTTCTCACCGTTCTTCGCGTTCGACTTGATAACATGTTGGTTCACATGTATGACTGTTTTCATGTCAATACAAATCCTCGCTGAACAGTTCGGTCGAACCCTGATTACCAGACTTCAGACGGCGCTTGTTGAGTTGACCACCAGCCAGAGCGATCTTGTAAGCTTCACTGCGATCCATGAAGACACCGAACTGGTCGATAAAGCCTTCTTCATACTCACCAAGACCATCCGATTCGATCAAACGGTCTTCGTTCATACGGTCAAGTTGTGAATGCATGACCATATCAAAGTGACGCGCACCTGCTATGATGACCTTACCATAACGAACAGCCGCACAAACAACGAATCGACCTTCAATCAGTACAGTGGACATTAGAGGCAGCCTGCGTTTGGTACGGGTTTTGGTCGATCATTTTCAATTAGCGCTTCACGAATGACGTTTTCGATCAACAGCATTCGAGCGCTTGCTTGATCGACATCACGTAGTGGAATGAAATGACGCTGTGCTATTTCACGAATCTTTTGTTCTGAGAGCATGTTAGCAGCCTATGGCGGTTTTGAGGATTTTGATGGTCAAGAGGTTGTCTTGCTCAAGTGCTGATTCTTTGTAGCCATCGTATTCATCAAACATTGTGTGATGTTGATGGTTTTCTTCAATACACAACAACGCCCGCGCAAGCACGCGAAGGGTCTGCGCCCGTGCATTGATTTGATAGTCATACTCTTTACGCGAGACAGTATCCCGCTTTTCGAGGTCAATCAAAGGTTGTTTGTAAGACTCGGTTTGAGACATGACAATTCTCTCTTCACATTTATTCCGTGCATAGTAAAGGGGCCGAAGCCCCTTGTCAAAGGATTTGTTTGACTTAGAAGTCGTCAGCGAGGTCAGCAACAGCAGTCACAAGACCATCGAAGTCTTCATTAGGACCGTAGACGTTGGCGAGTACAAACACAGCATCTTCATCAACGCCGTTTTCTTCAGCGAGCGAACGCAGATAGTGGGCACGAGATTTGTAGCCATTATCAGCGTAGACGTTTTGTGCGATGTTCATGATGTAACTCCTGCTTCACGTTGTTTGTTTTGATGTGTCCATGGTAAAGGGCCCGAAGGCCCTTGTCAAGCGTTTTGTGTGAGGATTATTCTTCGATGTAGCTGAAGCTTTCGCACACATGGTTCGGGATCAGTTGGCGATGCTGAACCCAGCCTTTGAAGTTACCTGAGTGGAAGTAACCTTTGCGATCCATGTGAGTGATACCCTCCTGCCATTCGGTCAAATGCTCATATGCACTATCACCCAAGCGCGGTTTCTCGATTGGAGTACCCTGATGCTCGAACGGGCTAGCGTGCACTTTATCGGCCCCTACAAGACGATCATAGAGCCCTACAGCTTTCTCAAGGCTGTCATCACTCTTACGATACGACACTTGGGCGCAGCATGACGAACTGATCTTCAGGGCTTCAGCCAGGGTGTACTCATGAACATCTGTACCGCTACCTTCAAGGAACTCGCTCCAGTAGCCGTCGAAGTAGAAAGGAACGTGCCATTCACCAGGTAGCAACAGACGCGGCGAACTTTCGTTGTATGCAGCGAGCATCACGTTGGCCAGGACTTTGATGGTCGGATCAGCCATCTCGCAATGACGCAACCAGAACCAGTTGTCATACGAAGTCGAAGTCACAACCACTTTGATGTTCTGGGCGAACTCAGTACCACGGTTGGCGACTTGCTTGTGATAACCCGCTTCAGCAAAACCTTCACTGAACTTGGCAGCGCTCAGTGCCATCAGCTTCCACCATTCTTGAGGTGTGTAGCCGTTGATCAGTTCGAAGTGTTCACCAGCGTCCTGCATACCAGTCTGGTTCTTACCGAAGTGAACGGGCATTGCAGGGTCGTTCATGACACGATCAAGCACAGCCTTTGTAGGGATAGCGCGTGAGCTTGCGGCATTACGCGAGAACTCACGGTGCGTCATCAGTTCGGCGTGAACGATGCGTGGGTAGTCGAGGACGAAGGTCGTGATACGGACACCATCTTCATTAATGGAGTCAGCAATGATTTCAGCAGTCACAGTCATGTTATTAGTTACCGTTATGAGCGAATTGGTCGAGGATGTGTGAGTCTTCTTCCTCGAAGACATGCGCGGGGATTTCTGGCAGTTCTGTGGCTTCAAGTGGTGCAGAGTTTGAAACGCTTTCCAGAACTTCAGCATCATCACCGTAGTGTTGTTTGCGAGCGATCATACCTTCAATGCGCCAGATCTTGTCGAGGGCTTCCTCACGCGAGTACTTGCGACCCAGTTCATCTTTGAACTCTTCAGGGTTGATCGGTGCACTTTCACCAGTGACGTAATAGCCACCCCTGGTGTAAATGATGCACATCATGAAACGATCACCACGAGTGAGGTACTCTTCAGTCAGAACTTGGTTCTCGATCCATTCGTGCGACAACTTTTTAGGATTTGCCATTCAGACGCGCCTCAAGTTGAGTGTAACCACCGATGTATTCAGACATACCTTCAGCGGTCAGGAAGATTTGTGGGACAGAACTGATCGATGTACCGACCATTTCTTCAAGTTGTTCTTTCTGGATATCGTCACCGACTACCTTATAGTCGAATTCGATACCTTTCATCTTGCACAACACTTTTGCCTTTTCGCAAAAGGTGCAGCCAGGACGGCCATAGATCAATGCCTTCATTGTGTAACTCCAGAGGTGTATAATGTGATTTGTTTAGCGAGGGTTTATGATGAATTTGTTAAACACGAGGGCAATCGTGTAGTAAGGTTCAGCACACGGGCGGTCTTCGCAGTCATAGTCCATCACGTAACCTAGATTCTCCATGTCGCGAATGAAACTAACACGATCCCAAGGAACTCTCTTAGAATCGATCCTGACGCGCATGTCTGAACTTGCGCGCATGCGTGGGAGTAAGTGATCTTTCAACCACTCTTCAAGCCCCTCACATGCTTGGGTTTCTTGGATCAGGGTGTACATCTCGTGTGCATTCATTGAACCAGACTCACAGTAAATGGCATATGTGTGTACGATGCATATACCAGTGCTGCACCGATACCCATAGGGATTAGAGCTTCGAAGCAGAGTCGACCACCACTGAATGCATTACCTATGAACAGTAACACAAGGCCACCGATACAAAAGAACGCTCCAGCAAATGTAATGATCAACCATCCAATAACAGCCATACTTCACTCCTAATAATATATAAGCCAAACGCAATAGCGCGTCAGGCTATTATACATGTGATTAGAAGTCAGTATCAAGCTCAGTTTCATCAACGTTCATATCAACTTGGCCGGTTTGATACTGAAGGATAGTGTCTTCCTGTGGTGCAGGTTGATCATCATCACCAGTTTCATTCAGGAACTTGCGCATCCAAGGGATAGGCTCTTTAACCGGAACGGTGAAGTTCGGTTCAACACCATTACGGCGCATGCACTTACCTACATGGTATTGCAAGTAAACGATCAGCTCTTGTTCAGTCAGACCGACAATCGGGCCTTTGCTGAACAGATACTTGATCCACTCAAGTTCTTGACGATAGACAGCGTACAGGATTGCTTCGGCATCAGCCTGACACTCAATCGCGATCTTCGCCATATCAGGGTCTTCTTTCGGACTCTGACGCAGGACAAACTGAGTGAAGCCACAGTGGAACGCTTCGTCTTGACGGATCAGTGTAACGATCTCACCAGAACCTTTCATCTTACCACGGTTGGCAAACGAGAAGGTGCAAGCGAAACTTACATGGAAACGAATCTGCTCAAGGGCATTGACTGCAACCATGCACAGGTAGAACGCTTTCTTGGTGCGATAGTCGCCGTAGTCGTATTCCTTGATGCAACGCAGGAGTTCGTCATAGTACTTGCTGATGTCGTCAGAACACTCGGCGATCTCACGGATCGCCTTCATCGTGTCATAGATTTCAGAGGCGTTGGCGTAGACGTTCTCAATGATGTGCGTGTAGCTGCTCGAATGGATGCCCTCGTAGAAGTTCCATGCGTTGATGAATGCCTCTGCCCATGAGTCAGACACAATCGGCAAGAAACACAGTGCAGGGGCACGGCCTTGAACGCTGTCGAGGATGATTTGACGCTTCAGGTTAGATGAGAAAACATGCTTCTCAGCTTCGGTGAAGTCGTTGTAATCAATCTTGTCTTGAGACATGTTGACTTCAGTTGGTCGCCAGTAGTTGGCCAACTGATTTTCAGTCAGACGTTTAACCATCGGATACTTGACGAGGTCATAGCGCTGAATGTCAACAGTGCCAGCCTCGTCGAAAAACATCTTAGGCTTGTAAGTACCGTTTACATCACGGAAGTATAGAACAGACATTGAAACTCCTAGAAAGGCCGAGTGTTACCTCGGCCATGTTTGATGTTAGATTACACAGGACGGGCAGGACGCTTCGTCTTCTTGCTCAACTACTTCTGGTGCTACACAATCAAGCGCAAGACTCTTCTCCTCTTCGGTCTTGATCATCTTACGGTTGTTGTGGTAGTAGCCAGTTTTCCCGCCGAGTTTATAGATCAATGTCATGTCATTCAGAATCACGGTCGCCGGTACCTTGTTGTCAGGGTACTTAGTGTTGTCGTAGCGAGTGTTCAACGAGATAGCCTGATCCATACGCTTCTGCATAATGCAGGAGATTTTGATATAACCGTGAAGATTAACGTCCCACTCAAGTTGGTACTTGTGCTTCAGACGATCATATTCAGGCACAACAAACTTAGTACCAGACTTGGCAACGATCAGGTTCCGAACAGGCTCTTGACCATTGGTCATGTTCTGCACACGCGAAGACGTTTCAGACGGCATGTTGCACATCAAGGTCGCGTTACGAATACCCGATACCTTCATGCGCGCACGCAACGGTTCCCACGGCATACGCTCAACATGAGGAATAACTTCATCAATGCCTTTCTTGCGCACGTCTTGAGGGAAGATGCCCTGAGCGTACTTGGTGTTTTCAACTTTACCGCATGCACCGTACAGTTCAGCAAGTTCAACCGACGCTTGAGTCAGATAGAACGCCATCGCTTCCATGTATTCATCGACAACTTCAAACGCACCTTCATCGAACTTCAGACCACGTTTGGCCAGGAAGTAAGCGAGGTTGTTCACGCCGATGCCCAGAGGACGATACCAGTCGGTGCTGTTTTTCGCAGCGGGCAGCAAGTATGGCTGATAGTCAAGCAAGGCGTCAAGTGCGAACACAGCAAGACGGCAAGGAACTTCGAAGTCAGACGGCTTCTTGATTGCACCCCAGTTGATTGCACTCAGGTTGCACAGACTGATCAGCGCGTTCATGTCCTCAAGACTCATCAGTTCGATGGTCGGCAGTGTCACTTCAGTGCACAGGTTCGACATGCGAATAGGTGCGTTCTTAGCAACAAAACTACCCTGTTCGTTCGAGTTGTCGACGAAGTGGAAGTAAACACGCGAGGTCGAAGAACGCTCGGTAGCGATCATGTCACGCAGTTTGCTACCTTCGATGATACGACGGGTTTTGGTTTCGTCTTTCTCATACAGCTCATACAGACGCGCAAACTCAACTTGGTCATCACAGAACGCCTTCTGAAGCAGTGGAACTTCCTCAGGAGAGAACAGGGTGACGGCTTCGCGTTTGAGAATACGTTTCCACAGATAACCGTTCAGGTTGAATGCATGGTCGGCGTGACGAATACGTGTTTCTTCAGTACCCTTGTTGTTCTTCAGTACCAGCAGCTTCTCAACATCCAAGTGCCAGATGTTATGGTAGTAAGTCTCGCTACCCTTACGCATGCCGCCCTGACTAGAAGCCCCTACAATCGCTCGTGACGCTTGAGCAAAGCCAATCACGCCAGTAGTCGTCACGTCACCGTTACGAACAGGCTGCCCCTCAGCACGCAGGTTAAACACGCCAAGACCGATGCCTGCCTTGTTAGTTGCATACTTCAGCACTGCTTGATAGGTCGCACCAATCGAGTCAATCGAATCGCCCATTTCAATCAGGGTGCAGCTTGCGCCTTGTGGGTTCGGTGTACGAATCGATGCAGCGATCGGACTCGGGATACTGATACCCGCTTCAGACAGCTGGTTGTAGTAGCCTTTGACCATCGTGATGCCGAAGCGATCAACGTACTTGCGCATCAATACAGCGGCTACCAGGATGTAGGCCACTTGAGGCGTTTCATGGTAGACCTTCTGCTTACGATTCTGCACCAGATACTTGTCAAGCCACTCACGCGCACCCGAGATACGGAAGTTAAAGTCGTTGTCGTGCTTGACAAACGATTCAATCTTGGCCCACTGCTCAGGCGTGTACATGTTCAACAGGTCTTTGTGATACCAACCAGACTTGACGTTCTTTTCAACGATCCCGTACAGCGAAGGAACTTCGAACTGACCATAAACTTCTTTGCGCAAAGCCAGCATGACCAGACGACCAGCAACCAGGTCATAGTTCGGATAATCTGGTGAGATGAGTTCATGTGCAGAGTCGATCAGCGAGGTATGCAAGTCAGACGTTTTCATGCCGTCATGAAACTTCAGTCCAGCCTGTGCTTCGATCTCAGAAGGTGAAACGTTGCTTACGCCGTCACATGCCCATACTAATACCTTGTGAATCTTGTTGATGTCCAACAGTTCGCGTGAACCATTGCGCTTGATGAGGAAAATATCTTTCATGGGTTGAACTACACCTTAGTTGTTTGGATTGTTAATAAAGTAATCGCACATTGCATAGGCATCCGTGATGTCGGCTAGTGGGCTTTTGTCGGACGCGCAGTTTAACAGCTTCTCTAAGTCGACGTCTAAGCCTTTGTTTAGAAAGGCATCATACATCGCAGTCTTGTTACTATTACCTTTGCCTGTGAACAACTTTTTCACCGCAGTCGGCGCAGGAGTGATGAAAGCAATGCCTTCTTTCCACATTTTATGTTTCAACAGACCGATGTTCTCAGCGATATTGAACACTCGACCACTAGCGCCCATTGCATAACCTTCAAGGCAAGCTTCTTTCACACCATGTCTCTTGAGGATAGTAATCGCCCATGACGCGATGTTGTCATAGCGTTCTTCATCACTGTGGTGCAACGTTGCTTTAAAGCCGTGAATATTACCGTAGGACTGGTCGTACTTCTTACTGTCAATGTAGAAGTAGAAGGTGCAGTTTTTGAATTCAAGTGGGGTCTTTGTATCGTGAATGCATATTGCTGGACATGACATCGACCAGTCGAGGCCGGCGATCATAGTCATTCTTCTTCACCATCGGTGTCGACGGCTGCATCAACAGGGGATGCACAGAATGGGCAGCAAGTGATATTTTGGGCATCCTCTTCTTGATAGACAAGGATATATTGAGTGTCGCAGGTTTTGCAAATAACTTCTGATTTGAGTAGAGACATATCGGGTGATTCCTAAACGGTTATTGAAAGTGAATGTTGCGTATAACTTTCATTTATAACCGAAGAAACCACCCGATATTCAGGACTAGAGTTCTTCCTCTTCGTCGCTGTCTTCACCACCAAGCACGCGTAACACACGCTCAGCCATGTCCTCAGACGTCACGTAGAAGTCTTCACCCTTCAAGATGCGTGTCACTTCATCTTCAGTGAAGAAGGGCACGTAGATCGAATATGCGAGCTTCGCATACAGTTCAACAATTGCCTGGGCTTGCTTCAGATTATCGCTGAACTTCATCCCTGGACTGGTCAGACTGCCATCATGGTACAAGAAGTGTGCGAACGGATGAATCGTAATGTTCTCACACGCGAGCATGATGATAGTACCAGCACTTGCAACGCCAGCTTCAGCGTGAGCAATCACGGTTGCCTGTGTACGAAGGATTGCGTGAACAATCACAATCGCCGCTTCCATGTTACCACCACCCGTTGCCAAGTGAAGGTGAATCTCATCACCTGGCGCAGCATGGTCGAGGGTAAAGATCAAGTCGCAATAGTCCTTCGTATCACCGATGTCATCATAAAAATAATAGTGCATAGGCGGTGCAGCTTGTGGGCCCGCATACTGTGGTGGTGCATAGCTGTCTTGTCGATGGAACATAGTGAGTACCTGCTATTGTTATAGACTGATACTACTTATACGGCGGTTTCCTTCATCCTTTTTCTAATAAGGTCGAAAAAATCTTGTGACCGATCTCTGGCTTCATGAGTAAACGAAACGCCGCATGTACCACAATAAAACAGATCGACCTTACCCTGACTCAACCATTGTAGGTGTTGCTCAGGGTGACGACACGAACGTTTCAGTTCGTGCGCCTTTCGCTGAATCTTCCTACTCTTACTTTCAAGTTTATCGATCTCAGTATCCTTGAACGCTGCATAGTGCTTTTCGTAGTCAAGACCTTCAGGAATACTCATGCTTTCCACTTCCCGTTCTTCAAAGTGACGATGGTGCGTTTACTGTTCGCATAAGTGACGATGTGGCTATGAGACCACGACGAACCGCCTTGGTTATAACCCATATCCATCTTCGCACTCACGCCGGCCTGATAGACGCCATCACGAATGTTTGCACTGTGGCTATGTCCGATGTTGTAGCGTGTACCAAGCTTTTGATATGCGTTGATCGAACCACGAGCACCGTTATTGCCGAGATGTCCATGAGCACCACACTCAATCCCATCCTTACCACAAATCATGAAGCTTTCATCAGTACGCAGGAACCGTACCGATCTCAGCTTAGGATTATGTTTGGTCAGCGCGTACTTGAACACAGAGAACTCTTGATTACCGTCAGCGATTGCATTGTAGGTAGCAAGTTGACAGTCCAAGAAGAACAGCGCGTTTGCTGGATCAGTCTTGTAGTCAGCAGTTTTCAACCAGCGTTGCAGTGCCAGGTCATGGTTCGACTCGACAATCACAGTTTGGCAGTAACTCCTGTACATCAAATTCAGAACGTCCGACACACGCGCAACGTCTTCAGACACCCAATCCTTATTCTGCACATACAGAGCGAACTTGACATACGGGTCATTGATCGTGTGGTGATTGCGCGCTTGCATATCGAGGACATCATGCACCAGTTGGTACTTAGGCATCAATGCATCGATCATGCTACCCTTGTTACCAAAGCTTGCGGCATAGACTTTGGCATCGTACTTCTCAGCGTGAATATCGCCCCAGTTGATCGCTTCTACACGGTGTGCAACAGAGACGCCCGTAGGGGTGTACAGGCGGTCCAGATCGTAGAATTCGCCAGTCTCAGTGTCTGCGATCAGTTGACGCACGAACCAATCACCAGCGTCATCGATCTCGACAATCAACGCGCCGAAGATATGGTGAAAAGAAGCCTTCTGACCAGACTTTTTCTGAATGTAGTTGCGTTGGGTGACAGCACCTGTGGTGTACAGGATGCGTACAGGCTCATCTTTGGCGGTCGGCAGCGATTCAAGTTGAACCTTTGCGTGCGGGATGATCCCTGAACAGTTTTTGGTGTAGGAGTGAAAGCCACTCAGCGGATTGACAGCAGTAGGGATAACGTTCAGCTCGCCACACCAGATCAGGTCGTCGGCAAGTTGAATTGGTTCATCGACGATGTATTTCTTGATCTTGCTGTCAAACCATTCACCTTCAGATTTTTGCAAGTTCTGAAAGCCATCCACATTGTAACTGAACGTACCTACAATGATCGTTGCGTCAATACTCTTCGCCATTGTCTCAAGCGATGCCAGGAACTTCGAATGTACGTAGGTCGAGTTCTGTGCAGAGGTCAAGATGAACCGATTACCAGGCAACTTCTTGATCTGGTGATAGTGGTCATGAAGACTACCCGAAGCAATCGGCTTCTCATGCTTAGCCCACCAGTCAGCATAAGTCTCCTTGCTCAGGAAGTTACCTACTGTGGTCTTGGAGATGTCGAGTGCGTGAGCGATTGCGCGTATGGAAAGGTTATCGTTTTTCAGACGCAAGATTTCAAGCTTTACATCATCGTTCAATATTGCTGAGGTCATTTAACACCTGTCTCACTGTTAATGTGTTGTTGAGTTGTTTAGCGGCTTGTTACAGCCGCTTCCATTGCATGAACTTCATTTTCGCAGTCATGCCTTTGTAGGTCGACTGTTTGATCACGCCCATCAGTTGCGAACGCGTGATACCTTCTTTCACCATATCGTTGATGTCGACCTTCTTCATAGGACTGAATGGCCAGATAACTAATGACCGACCTTCTTCAATCGCCTGCTCCATATACCGACACACGTCGCGGTTACGACACTGATTGTCGAAGATCAACACATCTGCCTTAGATCGCACCAAGTTCGCATCGCAGGTCGCAATGCAGTTGTCAACGAACAACGAATCGAACGGTCCTTCAACACAATAGGTTGTCTTGGCGGGGTCCATCTCATACAGACCATAAAGCTTCTCGACCTCGTCGTGTGCTTTGATGGTGATGTACTTCATCTTCGAATCCTTCAATGCGCGACCCTGAAGCATCTCGACCACACCATCAGTATTCACAAACGGAATCAAGATGCGCGATTCTTTCGCAAGCAAGTTCAACCCTGCTTCCTCGTTCATCATTGAGGCAACTGATTTGAAGTCGTCGGTGTAATACAGACGGCGCATCTCGTGTTCAGTGAATGCACGACCTTTCAGAAACACAACAGCGGGATGCGTTTCAGGTAGACTCATCACATTGATAGAGACGCGCTGGAACTCATCGAGGTCGATCCCCTCTGAAGGGCCCTCTACGACGTCCAACAACTCATCGGGCGTCCCACTCAACGTCACTTCAGACGACGTCTTAACGGCGTTACTAGCACGCTGATTGAACGTATCAAACAGCGTCTCACGCTTGTACTCCTCGAACTGCGAGCAGTATTGATCGCGCATGAAGTTGTAGAACGACTTCGAGTAACCACAGTTGTGACACCACACCAACATGTTCTGCTTTTTCACGTAAAAGAAGAACCGAGTCAACTTGGTACTTTTCTTTGAGTCACCGCATACAGGGCATCGACATGCCCAGACATTAGTCTTTACCTTTTTAAAGCGTTGCAATCCAACAGAGATGCGATTCATCCATTGAATATCGATATGGACCTTTGAGTGAATCATATCCTTACCATGTTTTGAAATTGATAAATAGTATATAACACTAACAACACACTCTCCTACTGCTAACTGTAAAGAGAACAACGAGATAGAAGGAACAACCTGATGGCCCAACCAATGGAACTCTGGCAAGTCGTAACCGTACTGTTCGGTATTTGCGTAGCCATTACAGGCCCCGCTATTTGGTTTTTCAAAACCAATACCGCCAGGCTCGAAAAAGAAAACGATAAAATCGTTAACAAGCTTGAATCGTCAAACACGAACGCGTTCAAAGACATCAAGAATGATCTGAAGGAGTTTCGAACTCACTTTGACAGCAAGATCAGTGAGGTCTATGTTGCGGTCGATTCGAAAAACCGTGAGCTTAAGGACTTTGTGTCAAAAGAACTCGATTACGTCAAGAACCATGTCCTGTCTGTTGAGGAAAAGGTACATGCAGCACGGGAACATAGTCATGGGATTGAAAAGGATCTTCTGAAGCTCCAATTGGCAATCGGCAAAGACTACATCACCCGTGATGACCTGTACGAGTTCCTTCGTACCCGTAGCGTTACAACTTAAAGCGCATCGAGGTCTTTGATAAACAGCGCGTCTGTGCTGGTCTTCTCAAGGGTCTCGATATCTGCCTTCACACCTTTCGCTGCTTGCTCTGCCTCAGCAACTTTCTCCATTGTGAGAGAACTGATTTGCATAGCAAGTAAGCGATCCATGTACTTCAAGTCAACCACTGCACTGAACTCGGCTTCAAGCTCCGAACGTTTCTTCTTGTGTGGGTCTTTCATCTTCGAGTTCCAGTAGGTAATGAACTTGACCTTGTTTTCGTTCCAGTTCAAATCCTCAGCCATCGCCTCAAGCAATTTCTGCTTGCGAATCACATAGATCCCTTTCCTGAACTCAATGAACGCCAGCAATGCAGCATAGGCGTTGTCAAAGCGTTGCAGATTGGCCCCGATGTTCCATAGCGTGACGTTCTCACCGAAACGATGCACCAACTTGAAGATTGATTTCAGTTCGACGATTTCCTTGCGCGCAACTTCACGCGGGACAGTGATGATAAACTCAAATCCATCCTCAGTCGAGTTATTGTCGAAGTCTTTGACCTTACCATCATCCATCAACTTGATCAGGATTTCCTTGAACTTGTCGACATCATAGGTGATAGGCAAGTGCGTGACCTTCAGGGTCGTTGTATTGATCTTCTCAATCCGACCGTGAAACTCCCATTGCGTATCAGATGCACCCTTGACAACTTCACCACCCCATGCACCGAAGTACGGCGTCATTGCTGCATCAATCGTGCGCTGTTGTACAGCAACACCCTGAAGCAATTTCTTCATCAGGTCTGCGACCTTTTTCGGATCGCGGGACAAGATCTTCGAAGCGTGACCAGTACCAACACCCTGAGCACCGTTGACCAACCAGAAAGGAATGATCGGGAAGTAGTTCAGCGGCTCCATCTCCTTACCTTCTTCAAGGCGCGATTCAAGCAACAGGTCATCGTCACGGTGTAGATACTTGCGCATGTACGGGCTTGGCTTCGTATAGATGTAACGCACGGCAGACGCTTCAGAACTCATGATCGAACCGAACTGTCCGATAGGCGTGAACAAGTTGACGTTGTTGCTGCCAGGGAAGTCTTGCGCAAGCTTAACAATCGTCTCACACAATGAGTTCTCACCGTGCTGATACGCTGTCACCTTCGCCCCATGTGAACCAAGTTGCGCAACCTTGATCTCGGATGTCCCGTGCGTGAACATTCCATATACAGCTTTCCGTTGCGAGTCTTTGAACCCATCCACAATAGATGGGATACTGCGCACGTTGTCCGCGTTAGAAAAGATCTTCAGGTCATTGTTGATGAAGTCCTTGAGTCGGTACTTCGAGTGATCTGGATTATGCTGTATGAATAATGACATATTAGGCCTCCGTGAGCCACAGTTTACGCTGGTCGGCCTTTGACTTATCGAACGCGGTATCGAGTGCATCAACATCAGTCTGATCTTCAATCGTGATCTGCACCAGATACTTCGACTCATCGTTCAGGAAGCGTTTGAAGTCTTTGGTATCATAACCACCGAGCCCTTTATAGAACTTGTGCTTATGATTTGGATTGTTTACTGCCCAGGCACTATACGCATTGACATTGAAGAACTCAAATGATTGCTTGCCTGCTGTAGCGATGATTAACGGCGTGTTCATGCGGTAGATCGCACCGAGCTTAAACAACTCCGGCCAGAACTGGTGGATCATGTTGAAGAACAAACCTGCAATGTGGCTACCGTCAGCATCGGCGTCGGTCAGTTGAACAATCCTGTTGAAGCGCAAGTCGGCCAACGATTCAACCTTCTGTCCGATCTTCAGACCGATGATTGCCATGATGTTCTGGAACTCTTCGGATGCAGCAAGCTTCTTGACTTCAACCTCACGCACGTTGAGCAACTTACCACGCATCGGGAACGCACCATGAATATCAGGGTTGCGTGCAGACATGATCGTGTTCTTCGCAGAATCGCCTTCAGTGAAGTAGATCGCACACTTGCTCCGATCTTTACTCGCGGCATCATCGAACTTGGCAATGCGCTTGAGAAAGTTCGTGCTTTGTGTAGTCTTGTTCAGGTTGCGTAGTTCGGCCATATCAGCCCGATGCTTCTCACCTTCAACCCAATCCAGAACTTTCTGCACGACAGCAGACTCAAGAACCTTCTTGATGAACTTGTCGGATGGTACATAGGATGCGCCGTAGTTGCGCACTTCAGTACTCATGAACTCTTTGGTCTGCGAGGTGAACATCGGCGCATTGATCGAACACTTCACAAACAGGAACATTTGCTGCTTGATGATATTCGGCTTGACGTCGACCTTGTGTTTCTTCTTGATGAAGTCACGGATCTTGGTCGCGATCTGCAACGACACGTAATCGATATGAGTACCACCGTTATAGGTATCAAGCCCATTCACGAAAGAGATTTGCTTGAAGCCAGATTCAGGCGCGGCAGCAACAGCAACCTCGAACTTCTCTTGGCTGTCGATGATGTGTGCAGGGTTGAATAGGTCAACGTAATCACTGAACGATTTGATCTTGATCAGCTTGTCATTGAAGTGCACTCTGATACCAGGGTTGCAACCAGCAATGTCATACGTGCGACGTTCGATCTTGCGTATGTTTACATCGTCAAGCTCGCACTGCAAACGCCCGTAGTCAGGCGTAAACGTGATCGTCGTCCCCTTGTCAGTGCTTGGGGTGATCAACGCTGTATCGCGCTTAGAGAGATTGTCACGGAACACTTGAATGAAACGATTCTTACCGTCGCATGTGTCAACCTTGAACTCTTTCGAGAACACGCTGGTCAACTTGCTACCAAGACCGTTCAGACCACCTGTTATACGCACTTCATCGCTGAAGTTCGACCCTGTACGAAACTCGCTGAAGATCATTTCAGGGATGTACATACCGTACTCAGGGTGTTTCGAGACAGGGATACCACCGTCATCGCGAATCGAGATTTCACCAGTCATCGGGTACAAGTTAACCCAGATGTTTTTGATGTTCCCTGAGCGTATATGTTCATCTGCCGCGTTGGTTACGATCTCATCCACCATCTTGAGTAACCCAGGATTCCAGGTCAGTGTTTCTTCGACCATCGAACCGCTTTCTTCCCCTTCACCCAGGACCCATGTGAGTGCTTCAGAGTTTGTGACGCTACCTAGATACATCCCAGGTCGTGCAAGGACGTGTTCGACCTCGCTCAATCGCTTATATTGTGAAACGTCTACTTCAGACATAATGCAACCTTGTTGTTGGTCAGTTAAATGATGTGGTTACTTATCAAGCAACTGAAAGCGCTTCTTGTTCTTACGCGAGAACGGATGGAAGTCCTGAGTGATTGCACCGACTTGACATGTGTTGCTGAACTTCGTCCCAAGAGACTCTTTGCGCCACACACCAGACTTTGGCATAACACTCGACCATACTGCGCCGGTAGCAGGTTTCACAACGTATACACGAGCCATAACAGACCTCAAGAATTTATGAATTAACGACCGAAGACGTAGCCAGGTACATAGAAGAACAGCCCGTCCGCAACGTAGACTTTCACGACTGTCTTGTTACCAGTGTTCGCGCCAGTCACGAGATTGAGTTTATCGCCTACGTTGATGATGCCGCAACGTTTAGTGCCGAACATATGCTTCATGACTGCGGGCGTCTTGTGCGCGAGTGTCAGTTCTTCTAGGGTGCGGCAGCCGGCCCCTTCATCGACAGCAGTAACGCTTTCTGTTTTGATTTCATGGACAATGAGCCCACCGTCTGCACCTCTGGTAATGGATGTGTCGGCGTTTGCAGACATCGCGGTCAGTAACAGTGCAGCACTCAATGCAATTTTCATGTTCATTTGATTTTCTCACGTTGGTAGTTAAAGTTAGTCTTGCTCACGTATGAGTATACAACGGAGTTTGGCGTTTTGTAAAGTAAAAAGGCCGCCTTAACGGCAGCCCTTTATTACAGCAAGGTAAGACTTAGATCTTGATGAACTTGCGCACTTTTTCGATTGTCATGTCAGCCTTTTGACCTTCAATTTCAACCTGAGTGGTAATAACTTCATCATCACCGTACCACTTACGACCCAGTACCAGAGTGTAGACCGCGTTCGCCAGGACAGTTTCCAGCTTGCGCTTTTCAGCAGTCATGATCCCCTTCAGGTTTTCCAGAGTTGCCTGGTCGACACAAGTGTATGAAACGAGGTTCTTGTTGATCAGCGTGTCGCCCAGGTTCAACTTCTTGCCACCTTCAACCTTGGTGCGAACTGCTGGGATCGCTGGCAGAGACGACAGGCCTTTGATCTTGTACAGAACCTGAATCGACTCATATTCATCAGTCGCTTCAGTCGAAGTAGTGCCTACAGGCGAGAAGCCGTAATCACGAACACCGATCGAAGACAACCACTTAGCACCTTCTTCGCCGTACTTGTTGATCATGCCTTCGATCTTACCAGTACTGCCACCCTTTTCATCGATCAAGTGAGACAGAACTTTCAGGCTTGCCTTAGCAGTCGTAACAGCTTCAACAGTCTTGACGAAGTCGGACAGCTTCACGTTCTCAACCATAGCGCGGTTGATCACAGGGATGCGCGACAGGTCAAATACCCAGTAGCATTTGCCTTCAGTTTCTTCAATCACTTCATGAGCGAAGTGTTCCAGAGTCGGAGCGATTGCAGCAGGGAACAGAACTGGCAGTTTCTCCATGTTGCGAATGCCGTCTTTGATGATGGTATAGTTGCGAGTGATGAAACTCGGTACCATCTTCGGCAGACCCAGGTCATTTTCTGGCAGTTCAACCTGACCAGACAGAGTGGTTTGAACGCTGACGTTTGGACGTTCGGCGTTGAAAACCAATCCTTTCATCGACACACGAGACATCGGCGACTGAACAAAACGTGGCAGCAGTGCTTCAGTGGTGCTCGAACGACCAACTTTGTTGTAGCTCCAGTACGGCGAGTCGGTGACGATGAAGCTGTCAGCCCCTGCAAGCGTGTTCAGCAAGTCGATAGTAGTAGGCGCATTCTTGTTAGGGACTGCATTCAGGTCCTTGCCATTTACATAGCGCAGGGATGCGTCAAGTACTGCTTTGCCGACCCATTCTTCGAACTGCGACAGTTCCTGTTTGGTGAAGGCGTTCTGGTATTTCTCGACCAGTGCAACATCACCCGAAGCCTGCAAGCATTTCCAGACCAGTTCACTGTCACCAGTCTTGGCGGCGTAGTACATGATCATGAACAGACGGTCATCGCTCAGTTGCTTCGACAGCACGTCACTTGGAACTACCGAGTAAACCCGAGTTACGTCTTCAGGGATCTGCGCAACACCTTCAACAGTCGGAACGATTTTGATCTGACCGTTCTGTTCGAAGATTGCGTGCTTGGCGCGCTTGTTGATGTTTACTGCGATGTTGTTAACACGAGACACACCACGTACCGCGTTCTCGACAGCTTCCTCGTAGTTGATCACGCCTTCAGCGAAGATGTGCACACCGTTTGCAGCATCGGCCATTGCAGACAGCAGTTCACGGTCAGCGTAGTAGCCGTATTCGATGAAGGTCACTGCTTTGAACACATCAGGCAGATTGCCAGCTTGAACGATCAGGTCACCACGATTCGATTGGTTGTCGTAACCGTCAGTCAGCATGATGTAGCTGTTGACCTTAGTTGGGTCAAGATTCAGTTCCATAGCCTTCTTCATCGGGTCCATGAAACCAGTAGCACCGATTGGCTTGATGTAACGGTCGATTGCAGCATGCATTGACGCAATAGTCGACACATCGGAAACCAGGACGTTCTCGAACACAACACCACATTGACCGCGGCTGCTGAAGTAGATTACCGAGAAAGTGTCATCAGGCTGTGCGACCATGCTGATGATGTTCTTGAGGTGAGTACGGATCTTTGGAAGATCGTTGTACATCGAGTATGACACGTCAACGACGTAGACGTGGTTGCAAGCTGCTTTGGTGGTTACAGTTTTGACGCCACCGAGTTCAATTACTTCAAAGCCTTCATAGGATTCGGACATTTTGCTACTCTCATTAAAAGTCATTAAGGATTAGTTTGCTATTGCAGCTAACACAGGCTGAACCAAGTTTCGATCATGGTCTTCAAACCAGCCTGTGAGTTGTATCTCTGATTGCACTATGACACAGAACGGATTGTCATCAGTCGTTCGGTAGATAACAGGATCACCACGATATCCGAAGTGCCCTCTATAACCGTCATACTGCGACGTCTTTGCCATCCACTTATTTAGACCACTGCCACTACAGCGCTCAGATACCGCTGTGTACATAGTGCGTGCCATTACAGCGAGTCGAGCAGCGCGTTAACATCAACTGCTTTGGTAACATAGCTGATCTTGTGCGTCTGCACGATGATACGGTTGCCTGTTACTTGCAACTTGACTTTCCGTACCTTGCGGAACTCGATCATTTGTTCTGGCGTACTCAGATAGCGAGCGGAACCATTAGGCGCAGACATCGTGAATGCCATTGCCTTGTTGTGCCATACAACAGCAGTGCGGAACGATACTTGATTGTTCGGGGTGCGTGCAAGTGGATCTTTCATGCGGAAGTACACCGAACTATCGCTGTAGACCATGTTGTAACCACGAGCGTTCATGTAACCACGCAGGCTAGCAATCTGATCTTCTGTGGTGTCTTCGACCTCATGACCGTCATTGAACTCGGTGCCGGCACGCTTGCCAAGCAGGTAGCGAGTGTTGCGGGTTTGAATGATGTTGCCTTCACTGAGCGAACCATCGAGAACAGCCGAAGTGCGAATGGCCTCACCATCACAGAAACGACCAGCCTCGTCGCCATAGATCGCACCACGAAGAATGGTGGAGTCACCACTTCGCAGAGGTGACCACTCTTTCAGGATTGCGTCAAACTGTTGTTTCATTTGTTGCTCCACATTAAGTTGAACTGCTTATTTGAAGATGCCAGATGTTATTTCAGGAATTATCAGTTGTAAAGCACTTTTGACGCTTATAAGAACCCTTACCTTTCTTAGGGCTCTCAGTCTTACTACGGAACAAAGGTGATGTAACAAGTGCACCAACTGCACTGTGTTTGATATCACCTCGTTGATGATCGTGACTCATGATTACCTCTAATCCATAAACTTCATTTGAGAGACTTCCCAAGTTTAACAGCGTGGTTATAGACAATGTGACCAGGGATTGTAATCCACCAGAACAGGAAGTTCACGACGAGGAATGCAACGCGCTCGCCTTGATCATTGCGTAACTCATTACGGTGTTTCTCAGTGTAAGTGCGTTCGACACACTTCACTGCGAATTTGAGTGACAACACACCCATAACAAAATAACCAATCACATACGCCCAAACCATGCCACAACTCCTTTCTTGAGGTAGTTAAACAGCTTCATCATCGGATTCACGAAAAAAGGTTGGGTAGACTCGTTTCAGCACGGCCTTACTTACCCCCTCTATTTTCTTACCTTGAAGAACGCTGATCAGTAGGTCAACATCACCGACACTCACGTTTTCCAGAACAAGCTTCAAGTTGCGATCATACACGGCCTTGTTGTCCTTGTATTGCAGCGCTGCATTCAACTTAGGCAGTGCATTCAACAGGGTCATGAAGCCAACCGTGTGAGGGCGATTAGAGGGCTTGTACTCAGGGATCGGATAAGGTTGTTCACCGTTGTAGGCGATGTCAACTAACCAACGAACGTCTTTACGGTCGTATTGTGCAAGTAAGCGAGCCTTTTCGTCAACCGTTCCATTAAGGTCGGCAACAAGTTTAAAGATCTCGTGTACTGGTAATAGCTTGTTGATCTGTCTCATGAAAAATCTTCCAATTTCGTGTACTGCCTAGGTCCATGACTACCACGCTGCCATGCTTGCTTTTCTTTGGTAGAGCGCTTGTATGGTTCAACACAGCGCAGGTCATCAGTAGTACGTTCACGCGATTTGCGGTTGGAGTTCATTTGCAACAATTTCCTGGATAGATAGAAGTTCAACGTTGAGCAACTTGCAAGCGTTTACTTGCTTAGGGAGTTGACCAGCTGGTGTACGATAATACACCTCATTATATATGATTCGCTTGACTGGTGCTTCTGGTGTTGTCAGAGCGAGCATATGTTTCAGGCAATTGTTACATGGGCAGTGCGTTGAGTAAAACGTTACCTCGTTGTACTTCACTGTCGAACGTGCCATCTCAATGATGGTGTTCATCTCACCATGAATCTCATGCTCTTCAGACCAAGCAGAGTGTTCAGGGCCACGCTCTTTGTGTACGTCACAGCAGTTAGGAGCGCCCGATGGCGTCCCGTTGACCCCTGTAGCGATGATGCGACCACGTTCATTGACTGCAAGTACACCGACTTGCATCGACACGCACTTAGACAACAGTGCGAGGTCAAGCGCCATGTTCATGAAGACCTGATGCTTATTCATTATATTGGTTTGTTCCAACTGATCCATGCGATTGTTTGTTTAGCGATGCTGTCCGCGTATTTCTTATCGAGATACGCCATGGCTGATACTTCTGAATCGGTCCAAATGATCTCACCTTGGCGTTCCTTCCATGTAGTACCAGCCCAGCCTAAGCTATTCTCATGCCTATAGTGACGCCACCAGAACAACCACTTGTACTGTGGATAATACAGGCCATCCCTTGTCATTTTCACGCGCTGTTTCATGATTGCACATACTCGATGATTTTGGCGTTCTTGGATTTTTTGATGTTACGGATATCCTCTTCGTGTACGTCGTGCAGGAACGACATTGCAGCATCTTGCGTTGAATACCTGACGACGGCACAGTCATCAAAAATCCAGCCCTGCTTGTCATAATGACACCAGAAGAACATACACCTGTACTGTGGGTAGTACCAACCATCTTGCGCTAGACGAACACGTTTCTTTGGTGGTTTCATTCTTCAGGTTTCCATGTGAACACTTCGATGGCCTGGGCTTTGTGGATCTGATGCAACTCCCTGGCGTGCTGTTTATCTAGGAAATTGCGGGCGTTGTCAAGTGTACGGAAGCATTTGTCTATGCCGTACGGTACCCAGAAGAACAGCATCTTGCGTTCAGGGTAGTAAAATCCATCAGCATATCGCTTGATACGCTTTTGTTTTGGTTGCATCTCACATCACTCCAGGTTGGCCTAAAAGCATCACGAATCGTTGGATACGAATTATACAGTGGATTGTATGCCTGTATAATAGTATTTTTAAATCGATTGAATCTGAATAATAGTTAAATTCTTTCAGGTCTGGTTCGTTCAGGAACGAATTATACAGTCAAAATTTGATCTGTATAATAGTATTTTTAAATTGAATAAGATTGAATGATAGATAAAACCATTTACTGGGTTTGACTCGTGCTGAATCGATCAATAAATAATCTGAATAGAACTCATAACAGATAATAGTCATATGGCTAGGAATTATAAGCAAGGGGTTTTCAAGCCCAAGAATCCTTCGAAGTACATTGGTGATCCTACTAAGGTCGTGTTCCGATCTGGCTGGGAAAATAAGCTGATGCGCAAGCTCGATGAAAGTTCAACCATCATTGGCTGGAATTCCGAGGACGTGGTAATTCCATATATCAGTCCTGTAGATGGTCGCGCTCATCGCTACTTTGTAGACTTCCTCGTTGTGGCTAAAGGTCCTACAGGTGAGAAAATCATCACCCTGATTGAAGTCAAACCTTATGCCCAAACATTACAACCAGTAATGACTGCAAAGAAGACCAAAGAGCGCTTCATGTCTGAGATTGCGACCTATGCAGTCAATCAGGCTAAGTGGGCCGCTGCTGAGGCATATTGCGTCAAACGTGGTTGGAAATTCACAGTACTCACAGAAAACGATATCAACTTCGTTTAAAGAGGTGTAACAGATGGCCGGTGATATTATTGATTCGATCAGCAACACTTATGGCAGCGTGAAAGCGTCAGCCAAAGAGATGTATGACGATTTCATGCACCCTAAAGGTGCGACTTCATATGCAGCACCACCAGAAAAGAAAATTACTCGGATCAAAAGACTTGAGGATAAACTTGCCTCAGGGAAACGTCAATACAAATTTCTGAAGTTCCCGTTGGACGTCGATACCGAAGCCACACAGAACATCATGCTGATCAACATCAACGCGATCAGTGGTTCCCAGTATGCAGGTAAGCAGTACAAGGTTATTGAAGGTGATGAGGCACGCATGGAGCAGAAAGGCTCTAACAGTCTTGCTCGGCACTTCTCAGGTAATACCGTACGCATCGACACAGCGATTGCACTGCACATGCCACCATCGATTCAGACATCGTATCAGTCTACATGGAACGCGTCTGATTTAGGGGTTGCAGGGGCTGTGATGGATGCCTGGGGTGGTTCTGGTGACATGTCTTCGTTTGAAGCATGGAAGAACGCATGGAACACGTCGAAAGAAGCACTACCTGAAATCCTGAAAATGACTGGGATTAAGGTTGCTGATGCAGTGCTACCTGGCAAGATCGCTGATGCATACACCTGGGCCAATCAGATGGTTGAGAACCCGTATGTTGAAGTATTGTTTAAAGGTGTGTCGAACCGTACCTTCAACTTCACGTTCAAGTTCATCCCACGTAGTCCAGCAGAGCAGATTGCAATCAAAGAGATTGTTGACACTCTGAAGTTCCACAGAGCACCAGAAAAGAAGTTGAACATGTCTAACCTCTACTGGAGCTACCCTTCGACGTTCGACATCCAGTTCCTCAAGAAGGATGGTCAAGAAAACGAATGGTTGTTCAAGATCTCCACATGTGCATTGACCGACTTCAACGTACAACAAGGTTCAGACAGCCACTATGCATCGTTTGCCGACGGTAGCCCGTTCTCCACAACGATCAGCTTGAGCTTTACCGAACTTGAGGTCCTCGACAAAAACCGTATTTTGCAGGGATTCTAATCATGAGTTACTTCACAGCTTTTCCGTTAGTGCGTTATGACAACTCGTTGCAGGTCAACTTGACTCGGCGTGTTGGTGTGTCGCAAACAATGAAGAATGATCCTGCTTATTACTATGAGCATAACATCGGTGATGGTGATACTCCAGAGAACCTGGCTGATCGCTTCTACGACGACGTTAACCTTGCATGGGTCATACTTCAGTTCAATGACATCGTCAACATCTTCGAAGAGTGGCCTAAGCCTCAGTGGGAGTTTGATTCATACGTCAATGCGACCTATGAAGATCCGTATGCAATTCACCACTATGTGGATTACGACGGTAAAGAAATTGACTTCAGCACTGCAAAGCCGTGGGAACGAATCCCGATCACTAACTATGAACACGAAACCGAGTTGAATGACGCTAAGCGCAAGATCAAGCTGGTACTGCCTGAGTTGGTCAACACAATCGTTAACCGTCATAAAGAAATAATCCAAGAAGGTGTGTAACTAATGGCTCAGTACTCACGTAGCGGCCAATTCGAACTGGTCAAGGCGACAATCTTGACCAACACGTCGAACCCTGTTGAACTCGACCTTGCAACTGCATTCACTGACGCGGTCATCTATGAGACGATCTTTGACTACACAATGTCAGGGAACATCTCGTTTGTCGACACCAACAACCTCGTGCAGAAGTACGGCCTTGGTCGCGGTGAGACTGTGACCTTGCAGTGGTATACTACAGGGATTGAAAACTCACCGATCACAGTAACTGGTCAAGTGTATGACCTGCAGGGTCCGATGCCTTTAGGTGATCAAGCATCTGGTTTCACTCTGCACTTTGCATCACCTGAGTTCATCGCATCGATCCAGCAGAAGCTCTTTACGGGCCATAACGAGGCGTGCTCCGACATCGTTGAGCGTATCCTCAAGAAGATCAGCAGACAAGCGCCAGCGAAGCCTAAGGGGCTCACAGTGACACGCACGCGCAACATTGAACACATCGTCTTCAGTGGTCATACACCTGATCGTGGTATCGACATGTGCTGCCGTCGGGCCATCTCGACAACTGGCATGAACGGTTATTTGTTCTATGAGGACAACTCGGAGTTTCGCTTTGTGCCGATTGAGGAACTCTATGCTCAGGATCCTGTCATAGAATATGTCTATCGTAGCGCGCCAACCTACAACGATGTCGAGAACGCCCACGAAGAGAGCTTCAACACCTTTCAGGAATTCGAGATCGAAGAGTCAAACAAGTTCATCGATGACCTGCATGATGGTCAGTATGGTTCAGCACATGGTTTCTTGTCGATCATGGATAAGAGCATGACCGTACACAACTACAATGCCAAGGCTAAGTTCGACAGCAGCAAGTCGCTTGGTAAAGCTGCCGTATCACTGGATCAGAACTTCAACAGCGAGAACAGTGACCGTGTGACCCTGCATTATCGCAACACTAAACAGGATAATGAAGGTAGCATTGTCGATAACAAGCTGAAGCTCCTCAAGTCAAATTCATTCTCGGCGAACATCGGTATCTTTGGTAACTCATCGTTGAAAGTTGGTACTACGATGAAGACCTCGATCCCGTCGAACTCGAAAGAATCAATGACACCAAATGCAACAGACAACATCTCAGGTAAGTTCCTGATTGCCGAGATTAAACATATCCTACAACCTAAATCGTACAATCAACGAGTGAAGTTGCTGAAAGACTCGTTTGAAGAGGTGACATCTTGATTGACACAAATAACTTCACACCTTGGTTTGGTGTCATTGAGAACGTTGACGACCCGTTGAAGAATGGTCGTTACCAAGTCAGGGTGTTTGGCTACAACTCGGCCAGCCCTGGCATGCTCCCTACAGACAACTTGCGCTGGTTCTCTAGCGCAGTGTCAAACAGTGCTGGTTCTCAAAGCGTTGGTCATAGTCCTACTGGTTACAAAGTCGATTCATTCGTATTCGGTTACTACATCGATCCAGATCACCAAGAAGGTGTCATTCTTGCGGCTATTGCTTCAATGCCAGGCGGCCTGAATGATGTCAGTGAGATCGCAACGGGTGAAGGTGGCACGTATCTTGATGAGTTGACCAACAACGCGGTCAAGGGTATTCCAGATGCTCGTGGTGAGACTTGGGATGAACCAACCTCACGTTATGCAGTCGTCTATCCAAAGAATCAGGTGTATCAGTCTGAGTCGGGCCATGTCATTGAGTATGATGATACGCCAGGTGCTGAGCGCGTCATGATCTTTCACCGTTCAGGCTCATTCGATGAGTTTCACCCTGACGGCAAGCGTGTGTCGAAGGCTGTCAATGATTCATTTGATATTCACTTGGGTGGTCATAACATCTTCGTCAGTGGTAGTCTGAACCTTGTTGCATCGGGTGACTATCGCGTCAGTGTCGGTGGTGAGATGTATGTCAAGGCAACCAAAGTGACATTTGATACACCTGAGGTTGATATCTACGGCATCAGCAGTGCAAATGATCACATGAGCGGTAATGTCAGTGGTGGCTTTCACATTCACCCTGAGACCAATCAGCAAGAAACACTGTCGCCGCTTGGCTACTCGCTTGAGTTCACACCGACGCCTAAAAACAACTTCTCGTTTCAGTATGAAGAAACACCTTACACGCCTGAGATTGTTGATATGGCGGTGTCTAACGGTTTCATTACACCCGAAGAAGGTGAACGCGTTATGACCGAAGAGCCGATCATTGAGAGTATTGCAGATGAACCACCGCCTGCTGAAGTCAAACCGGTGATTGCTGAGTGTGGTTTGGCGATTACTAACGGTAAAGTGGATTATTCAGTCAAGTTGTCACCAAACTTTACGCTCCGTCAGTTGTCTTTAGGTGCTGTAGTCTCACAATATGCGATCAAAGATCAGAACGGCCTGACTTCAGAGCAGATCATCTGTAACCTGAAGAACCTCGCTGAGAACGTTCTAGAACCCTTGAAGGCGAAGTATCCAAACATGATCGTCACCTCTGGCTTCAGAACTGGTAGCGGCAAGAGTCAACACTTGAAAGGTGAGGCCGCCGATATTCAATTCAAGAATGCATCAAAGGGATTCTACTTCGAAGTTGCGAAGTGGGCTAAAGACAATCTACCGTATGACCAGTTTCTCCTTGAGTACAAATCGACAGGGACCAGAATGCCCTGGCTACACTTTTCACTCACACGCGGCCGCAGCCAACGTGGCCAAATCATGACGTTCTTTAATCACTCAAAGTACGCAAACGGATTAGTACAAGTAGCTTAAACTCACAATAATTATTAGGGAAACCAGCATGTCAAGTACTATAACACTCGAACGCGCTTACACAGACTCGGCGACTATCGGCAAGATGTACATGCCTAGTGGCATCGTATTCGATACGATTGAACTACCATGGGAGAGCAATGAACCAGAAGTCTCTTGCATCCCTGAAGGTAGCTACACCCTCAACAAACGCTCAAGTGGCATCGTCAATCGCACGTCTCGTGGTAAATACACCGCAGGTTGGGAAGTGACAAACGTTGAAGGCCGAACCTACATCATGATCCATATCGGTAACACTGTATCGAACTTTCAGGGCTGTATTGGTATCGGTGAAGGTTTAGGTGTTATTGACGGTAACTGGGCGATTCTGCAAAGCTCAGTGTCATTTGATAAATTCATGCGCGAGATGGAAACATCTGAAGATTGGAAGTTGACGATTCGCGTCCGCACACAACGAGGGTTTAACCAATGAGACGTGACATTGACCTGTCATTCAAGAAGCATCCTTTGACAGGAGACCTTGCGACCAAAACAGGCAGTTCTGCTATTCGTCAATCGCTGATCAATATTGTCCGCACCAACTTCTATGATCGCGGCTTTAACGTTGAGATGGGTACGAACCTTGATGCTTCGATGTTTGAGAATATCGGCCTGACCACAGCGCGACAGATTCATGACAACATCGAGAACGCGATCCGTAACTTTGAACCACAGGTCGAGTTGATTGATATTGAGGTTCGGGATACTGGTGGTAATGAAGTTTCGGTGAAGATCTATTACACCGAACTCAACAACCCTACTACACAAGCCTTGATCGTGGACTTGAGTCGCATTCGGTAATCGGGTGGAGTGACCTAATAAATAGCTGTACGACAACTATTGATTGGGTCATGCTCTCATGTCTTCACTTATTACATCATACGATCCACAGGAACTCAAAGCTTCCTTAATTGAGTACATGCAGGCGAAACCTGATTTTGCCGACTTCAACTATGAAGGTTCGACGATCAATACGATCATCGACCTTCTGGTGCGCAATACTCACTACATCGCCTATATGGCAAACATGGTCAGCTCTGAATCGTTTCTCGATTCGGCACAGTTGCGGGCCAACGTTGTCAGTCATGCTCAGAAACTCTCCTATACACCTAAGTCGCGCACTGCAAGCACAGTGGTCGTTGACCTTGAAGTCCTGCCGTCAGCACAACCAACTGAGTTCAGCCTCGTAGCCGAGAAAGGTTCCGTGTTCCTCAACACAATTGGTAACGTGACCTATTCGTTTACCAATACCAGCGAGATCACCCTACTCAAGACAATTGAGAACAAGTTCATTGCGAGCAACGTTGAACTGAAGCAAGGTCAGTTGCGCTCTCAGCGTTACCTGTATAACTCCAGTACAAAGACTATCGGCATCATGAATGCTGACATCGATACAGCGACTGTGCGCGTGTTTGTGACTGATCCGGTGACAGGCGAGATCACTGAGTATCTGAAGGTCGAAAACATCGTAGACGTCGGCACAGACAGCGCTGTGTTCTATCTGTTCGAGAACACACTGGGTAAATACGACATTCAGTTTGGTCGCAACGTTCTAGGTGCTGAACCGATAAACAACTCGGTCGTTCGAATTGAATACGTGGCTGTTGAAGCCGAACACGCAAACGGTCTGAAAACCCTGATTGCAGGTACACCGATTCAAGGTTACTCGAACATCAAGGTCACTGTGGTCACTGAGGCTTACGGTGGTGCTGAGAAGAGCGACATTGACTTCATCAAGTTCCTTGCACCAAAGATCTGGGAAACTCAGAACCGTGCAGTGCGCGATAAAGACTATGTGGCGATCATGTTGCGTGAATTCACCTTCATCAAGTCTGCAATCGCCTGGGGTGGTGAAAAGAACGTTCCGCCGTACTATGGTCGCGTGTTCCTGTGTGCAATCCCACAAGACGGCTTTGTTATCGCTGATACAGTGAAACAGACCATCGAGAGACGTATTACCGAGTTCTCCGTTGCTTCGATCACACCTGAAGTGGTTGACGCATCATACATCGGTCTTCAGTTGGATATCGGTATTCTGTATAACGCCAATCAGACAACCGATACGTTTGCTCAGACTGTTGCTGCGGTGAAGACTGCTGCTAATGCGTACAATCAGAACAACCTGCGGCTGTTTGACTTCTGGTACAACGATAGCGAGTTGTCCCGTCAAATCACCAAAGCAGCGCCGTCGATCTACTCGATTGAAACGCACAAGAAGGCCTTTTTTGACACGCCAATCAACCGCAATGTGATGAAACACTACATTGCCGAGTTCCTGAATGAAGTTGAACCTGGCTCTCTGGTTGTGTCGGATGTTGTATTTGACATCAATGCGACAAGTCAAAAGGTGCTTGATGATGGTGCAGGCAAGATCATCAAACAGATTATCAAAGACGGTATAACTACCAATGAGACAATCGGTAGCATCAATTACACCACGGGCTATGTCGAGTTCAATGCACTGTTGCTTGACCCTGGCACGCTGCGCATGACGGTCACTCCTGTAGCAAGCAACTTCTACACTGATCGGAACTATGTGGTGTACATTGACACTATCAATGTTGATTTGCTAACAACCAGAAAGGTTTAATATGGCCGCTAAAGCGATCCAACATTCGATTCCGGGCCAACTGTCCTCACACATCAACGAAGAGTACCCGCTCTTCGTTGAGTTCCTGAGTGGGTACTATGAATGGCTTGAGGGTACAGACAGTCCCTATTATCAACTGCGCAACCACTTGTCAGCACTCGACCTGAAAGAATCGCTTGACGGGTATGCTACGCACCTGAAAAACGAATACTTGTCGACCATCCCTGAGAAGGTGTTGGCCGACAAAGAAATTCTGATCAAGCATTCGAAACAGTTCTTTCAGTCGCTCGGTAGTGAGAAGTCGTTTCAGTTCCTGTTCAAGATCCTCTATAACGAGGACATCGAACTGTACTACCCGAAAAACGACATCATGCGTGCGTCTAACGCAACATGGATCGATAACGAAAACTTGATGTACGTGTCGAACAGCGGCAACGTGAACAACTTCCTGTACCGTCGTATTACGCAGACGCGTGAACCGTTCCCAGGGGTGTTTGAGTATGCCACAGCAACAGTTAACCGCATCATCAACCGCTATGCCAACAAGTTCAACTTTGCCGAGTTGTACCTGAACGACATCGTTGGTACATTCGATTTGAATTACCCTGTTGTGGTTGACAATATCACTGAATGGATTTTGCCGATTGCTGATGGCGTCGAAGTCATTTCACCTGGTCTGAACTACACAGTCGACAACAACTTGACCTACGCAGGTGATTCGACATTCGACATTACTGTTCAGGCAACTGGGCCTGGTAGCGTTGATACCCGTTACACCACGATCATGACAGCAAGTGATTTGACCGTCAAAGTGGGTGGTGTTGAGATTACTGGCTACACATACGACGGCAAGATGCTCGCACACGCCAGTATCTTGCAGGGCTCTACGGTGACGATCAGTTTCCCTGTGTATGCAGGTTTCTTGTCGATTGACCGTGTAGGTGCACTTGGTCAGATTGTTGATGTGAATTTGATCGATACGCCGTTCGGTATTGTTACGCCGCAGCTCTACACATCTACCGATGGTGGTTCAGGTGGTTCGATTCGCATCATCCCTGCACTGACCAAACGCATCGAAGGTTACTTCCTTGACAATGAAAGCTTCCTGTCGACCAACAAAGTGTTGCAGGACTCTGAATACTATCAGGACTATTCGTATGTGATCAAGGCCGGTATTGGTGTTGATCGTTACCGCGATGTGGTGATGAATGTTCTCCACCCTGCTGGTCTGAAGATGTATGGTGAAGTGAACATCATCGAGTTCATCAAGTTGATCATTCGCGATGCCAACTTTACGGTCACGGTGAATTTCATGGGTGAGATTTCGTTCCAGTCGTCTGTTTTCCTATACAACCGAGTCGGCTTCGTTCATGACTTCATGTATGCGGAAACAGAAGGGACGTACAAAACTAATGACTTCAAAGACATTGTCATTGCTGATGTGTTCGAGGGTGTCAAGCCGCTCAACCGTCACTTTACAAACGTCACTGTCCTGACACCAGGTGGCTATGTTTACGCAGGCTATTTCGATGCGGGTTATAACACTGATCTTGTGACTGATGATCCGTCATACATTGATGAGACTTACATTGAAGACGGTTACGATTACATCGAGCTTGACGGTGCTACAGCGTTCGGCCATTACACTAGTTAAATAAGACAAACGAATTCGAGGTTACTATGCTAGCAGACAAAACAAACGTAGTTAAGCGGTCGAGCAAAGGCACGCCCTTAACCTATGTTGAAATGGATCGCAACTTCTCTGAACTTGTGAATGCGATTGACGATGTTGATGCACTTACAACTGATGTCAATACGCTCACAACTACTGTTGATGAGTTTGTGACTGATGTCAGTGATCCTGCTGTAGGGTCGACCCTTGTTGGGTTTACCCGTAGCACTCTGGCCAATACGATTACTACGGTTAATATGATGTTGTCGGGCATCACAGTCAACATCTGGGAGTTCGCCAACTACGTCACTTCAAAACCGACATCATCGCCTTCTACATGGGACTGGACACCTGCAACTGCGGCTGCATCGGCATACGTGAAGTCGCAAGGTGGCGGGTGGGTTCGTTACCCTGCTGGTAGTTACCCTCATACCAAGATGGTTAAACAACACGGCGTGAGTTGGATGGGTGACGGTTCAAGTGTGACTTACATCACTACACTGGCATCGACGTCCGCTGTGCCTTATGGCCTAATTGAAGTCGAAGCGGGTGCTGTATCGTCGTCTCACATGATTGGTATGCACGTCATGGGTAGCGCGGTTGCAGGCTTTGCTCAAGCAACTGTCAACGCAACTCAGTGGGGCATGTACGCCAAAGCTCAATGGGATGCGACCTATCAACATGGTGGTCTGTGGTATTCTGAGTTCCGTGATGTTCGATTCTCTAACTTCAACTACGGTGTGTGGACTCGTGGTGGTTATACAATCAACAACTACAAGCGCCCAATTCAGTTCGTGACGTTCGATAAAGTCTTCATCCAAGTACCTACAGGTGGTGAAGCTCTTCGTATGACAGGGCAGCACGGTCAGATTGAATTCCGTGGTGGTTCTGCTGAAGGTCGCGACGGTGTTGTTGCAGCGCTCTGTATCAATATCGGTATGGACCCTGATCCATCGACTATGGCCGATAACGCTGCCACTGGTCATGGTGAAAACACATCAGACGCTCCTGGTACTGGTAATGCTGTGCAAGCTCCGTACAACGTCAACTTCGCCAACGGTTTCTCTATCCAGAAGTCCCGTAAAGGTATTGCTGCTAAGAACTGCCGTCAAATCTCGGTGCAAGGCGCTTGGGTTGAAGGCATTGCAGAGTTGATTGATTTGTCCACAAACGCCCACTTGACGTTTGAATCAAACCACTTGGCTAACGCGGCTGATGGTAGTATTGGCGGTGTGGCAGGTACAGGTTATTTTATCAAGATGGCCACTAGCTCGGCATTGGAGTTCAAATCGACTTCTGATGTTATTGGTACAGTTGATAACTACCTTGAGCCGACTACTAACCTGAATAACCTTCGCAGTCTGAAAATAGAAGGTCTTGCTTTTGGTGATACTTATCAGAAGTTTGTGGCTGCGGGTTACAAGACTATGGTACTCACAGGTTCAGCCATCGACATCGGCGCACACAAGTTCGTCGTTATCAACCCGGCTCCCGGTGATCCTAGTCTGAAGTTAGACATCCTGAAAGCTACTATTGCTCCAGGTGAGCGTGTAACTATTCGTGCACTGACTGGGCCTATCACAGTGGTCAACACCGGCAACATCTCGTTGAACGGTGAACCTGCAATCTGTCTACCACTGTCTGGTGCGATGGTCCTTGAACGACTCTATCAAGTCATTGGCAACGTTGAGTGGGTATTGATATCAGTAACCGAACAACGCGCTACTGCCGCCCCTACAGACGGCTTCTACTACCCACAGGCACACAGAGTCTGGCGTCGCGATGCAGCAGCTTCTGGACCAATGGGTTGGATTTGCACAACAGCTGGACTGGCAGGTTCGACTGCTGTGTTTAAAGCAATGCCTAACCTGGCAGCGTAACAATACCCGAAGCCTGCAACTAAGCAGGCTTCGTCTTTTGTGGTAGTAAATAGTACATAATAAATTCGAGGTTACTATGCTGTCAGATAAAGCGAACATAGTCTTAAGGGCGATTAAGGGTTCTGAACTTACCCACGTCGAAATGGACACCAACTTAAACGAATTGATGAATGTCATTGATGACGTTACGACTGTCGTTGTAGGGGCAGGAGCAGGCTGGGTTACAAATATCTCAGCACTGCAATCCCTTAATGTACCTGTATTGCCTGCCGGACGTACTGTCGGTATATACGTGGCCAGCTACGATATATTGGGAGATGGCGGTGAAGGGAACTGGTACTGGCAGGGTAACAGCAATGAAGCTCACGACGGAAGTATGGTGGTCAATCCACTGGGTAATACTGGTTCTGGTCGTTGGAAGCGTGTTTTGACCGATGAAGTTCGTCCTGAGTACTTTGGTGCTGTGGGTGATTACAGTTGGGACACCCAACAAGGTACGTTGAATACAGAGGCTCTACAGGCGGCCCTGTGCTATTGCAATCGCAAGGGTTCGGTCCTGCGGCCAATGGCTGGTCGTAAGTATTTGACTGACACACTGCGCCTTTATTACGATGCAGCACTCAACCCAAATTGGCCAGGTCGTTCAGGTCGTGTCAGTATTTTAGGTCACGGCAACGGTCATGCAACAGGGGCACTGGAAGATCCTGGTACGGCTTTTGTGCATGTTAATGGGTCGGCCAACCCTCTGGTGGAACTCAAGGGTCTGTTCTCTATAGAAAATCCGTCCGGCATGGGTGGGTATTTCTCGCTGATGAACTTTAACCTCGTAGGTGGTACATCGACCACGGATGTTCTGCGGTTGCAGGGGTCACAGGGTAGCATTCTCCTACAAAACTACACGGTCAAAGTGCAGAACCCTGCTGGTAATGGCATCGTCGAGTCGACCACTTGGGAAACTACTCACATCAACGGATTGATCCGTGGTGGTGCAACAGGTGATGGTACCTGGACCGGTGTTGGTCTTGACGTCACAACCGACGGTACGTTCGGTCAGACAAACATGAAGTGCTACACCAACGTCGATTGCTACAAGATGGGCTATGGCATTCGCATTGGTCGTCGCGGTGCAGTACAAGGTACGTTTGGGCCTCTGGTGTTTATTGGTGGGCAAACTTCGTTGGCAGACCATCATGGGTTGTGGTTGGACGGTGGTGTTATTTCGTTCACATCGATCGGTCAACAATTTGAAGGTTCACGTAAGAATGCGATTAAAATTAGTCGTGAATATGAACCGGGTCTATTAGCTAACGATCTGGTGCGTAATGTCAAGTTCTCACAGAACTACATCACCGGGTGCGGTACGATTGAGGATGGGTCATACGACAGTTATGCAATTCATATCCAGGATGGTGACTGTATTACTATCGAAGGTATGACTTTCAACACCATGGGTAACGGTCTTGCGTATAACGCAGAACTGGTAACCAACATGCACATTATCCGTCCACTGATCCGTACGGTTCGTGAGTACGGTACATTGTATGGAACAGGCTTCTGTTCGTATGGTCCAGCTCCAGCTATCCAAAAGTTCGAATGTACCGATGCTGTGTTTAACCAGAATCCATTGGTACAGTTCAATGACGCTGCTATCGAACAGTTCTCACGTTATGCGGCAGGCGGTTATCTCAGTAATGCGGGGCAAACTACTCCAACCATCTCAATGGGTGGTGCGTGGGCGTCGGATTCGATTGATAACATGAACTTCAACAACCCAACGCCATTGACGGTGACTAACATTCTGGGTGGCAAGACCAAACAGGTATTACGTCTCTCATTCTCCAACAACCTAACCACCATCGCCAGTAACGGTAGCATTTACCTGCAAGATGGACGTGACTTTACGCCGAAGAACTCTAAGGCTACATTGACACTCCAGTTCGATGGTACAGTGTGGGTTGAATTGGCCCGTAGCTACGGTGCTGAACCTAAGACGATTGTACTGGAAACCAGTGCTGTTGCACGACCACACCCAGGTACAATCACTACGGAACACACTTTCGTTACTGTAAACATCCCGCCAAACCTGATGGGTCTTAACGGTATTCTTGAAGTTGATGCGGTATTCAGCTACAGCAACAACGCCAATACTAAGACAATGCGGTACAGATTTGGAGGGGGTGCCTTCTTTTCAACTACTGCAACCGCTACTTCATCGGCTGCGTTCATCAAGAGGATCCAGAATAGAGGTGTTTCCGACAGTCAACTGGGTGAAGCTGCTAGTAACCAGGCACAAGGTGGTACTAATGCTAACGCCCCGTACACATCTGCTATTGATACAGCCGTAACTACAACTGTAACGATTACAGGCCAGTTAGCGGTGGGGACCGACACAATGACACTTGAGCGGTACACTGTGAGGGTTATCGTGTAGTAGGAAAACTCAAGCCAATAAAAAGCCCAGAACGTTCTGGGCTTTTCTTTGACTACAAAACCACTTATGAAACAGTGATCACAGTAGTGTCGGTGACCGCGTTGTTACTCACAGAACGTACTGTGATAGTGGCAGTGCCAGAAGTTACGCCTGTAACAAGGCCAGTTGCTGATACAGTCGCGACAGCAGGCGCAGACGACGTATATGTCAATGCTTTGTTCCAAGCTGACACAGGGGCAACGGTGGATGTCAGTTGCTGAGTTCCGGCCACGGCGATTGTAGCAGTCGCTGGCAGCATGTCGATGCTAGTCACAGGCAGATAGGTCGTAGGAGAATCGAAGAACGATGTGATGTTCGCAAAGTTCAAGTTCACTGCGGTGCCCTGGAAGTCCAACTGGAGTTGAGTGCTTGTCAGAGTAACAGTGGTTGCTTTCAAGAATGTTTTGATACGATCACGAATCCTCTTCTGTGAGGACAGAAGAACATTTACCCCAGACACTTTCCAACCTTTATCGGTTAGAACAACCGTCTTGTTATTGAGGCGTGGTTTGACAGCCCATTGTGGATATTTCATGTTGCGGTGCTCCATCTTATAAGATTGTAACACTATTTATAAGACGGAGCTTTGTGAAGGTAGGTTATTTAGCGTTATTACTGATCAGCAACATGCGCTCATCATCACAGTACAAGTAGGAATCCCACAACAGAATACCTTCACCTGTCTGAGTCATGCGACCCAGGACATTACGATCATCGAGACGCTTGATCACTCCGATATGCGCGTTGATGACAATCGTATGGTTGCCGGCGAGTTTCCTGATCAGCCAGTGACGAAAGTTTGCCAGCATTGTTGCACTGCTGAATGGAAGAATATCACCAGAGCCAGCAGGTGGTGCTTCGCGCAAGTCGAGGTAATCGGGTTCAGTTTGAGACCATGAAGTCATTGTGAAACATCCTTTAACGGGGTTGGGCTAATGTGTAATGGAATCTTGAAGTCGTTGACATCGATCTTGAACACTGTTTCAGGTTCATCCTCGTAACAGACCATCATTTCATCCATCTTCAATTCGGGATCATCCCAGCGGTAGCACTTCCGAACTACTGTAACAGCACGATCTTCAAACAAACCGTTATCGACCAGAATCTGACCGCTGTATGACACTGTGTAGTAAGGATCAGTCTCCTCATCGGGGTCCATGATAGTCGGCGAGAACTCACTTTCACCTAGACATTCGAGAATGAACTTGCGCAGCTTAGTAGCAGCCTCAAGACTGACAAACTCATACGTTGTAGGATTCTTGCGAGCAGTCTGGGAACTGACGGCAATTGGCTCATCGTTCAGGTAGTAGACCATATAGCCTACCCATGTGTCTGTGCAAAGCCATTTGATCAACCAATGACCCTTGACTGCTTTGTCGAATGCTTCATTCCAACCTGGGTATTCATTGAGGTTCAGTTCACGACAGAAGTCGTCGATATCCGCACTATCGGTATTCCGTTCACAACGGTCAACGCGGTGGATCAGGTCATGCAGCTTCATTGAAGAAATCCTTGTAGTTTACGCGGCAGAGCTAACGTCTTGGGCATACGGAGCCAGGAAGCGTTCGTCGATAGCTTCGTGTTGGTGATGTGACTTATACTTGCGACCGATGATGGCGACATCATAGTCATTGACTTGGGTATCGTAGTTGAATGTTGCACGAACGATACCGACCAGACCAATCAGCGATTCGTCTGCTGCCAAAACATTCGTCTCACCGATGAAAGAGACGCCTTCTGGGTATGTGATGCGCACGAAGTCGTTTGCTTTGAATTTTGGGGTGTTCATATGGTGCAATTCCTTTCTCATGATAAAAATGTCTAACTCACGAGCGCATTCTAGCAAGTGAGTTAGCACAGTACAAGCCTTTAGTTACAGTGGTTCTTTCAGGGTGCAGTGGCCCTTGGTGTTCAACAGCTGGACAGCATACCCACCCGAGGTTTTTACACCTACAGGTTGATAGAAATTGATTTTGTACTCAGCCTCGATAGGGGCATGTACCTTGATCACAAAGCACGTTAACCCACCGTTTTGGGCTACGGCTCTTTCTATCGTGTCTTCGCCTATATCTTCGGCCAGTCTAGCCAAAGCGCTGGCTGGAGTATCGGCAACGGCCCAGTTGTAGACGCATGATGCGTAGTAATGGAATTCCATGATGAGTGCTCCGAGTAATGACAATGGTGTAGCTCATGAGTCGATTATGGCTCAATCACTACACCTTGTCAACACCTCAGACGTGACTCACCTCAAAGTTTTCATACACCACCCAACCACCTTCAGACTCAGGACCATCATTGTCGATGACGTAAGCGCCTGCTTTGAAGTAGAACGGGAACTCAGTCCACGCCGCATCGACAGTCACTGCATACACCAAGCCGTTAAGCTTGATCTGCAAGACATCGTCCGTGCCCATTGCCAAGCTATAGCTGAACGACTCGCCAAGCTTGCAGGGTACTGAGAGGACTTTGACGGCGGTGCCGCTAGGCTTCAGTCGCAAGTCAACCCGCGCAACTCCATTCCACCATGTAACCATCAGGAATGGGTTAGGTGCTTTGTGCGCGTGAATTTGACCGATGATGACTTTACCTGAACTTGGCGCAAGCTCGACACGAACCGTGCCTTGCATGGTGTGAACAGCTTCCCCTGCTACCCAGTTATAAGGCTCGCTTGAATCAGGAAGCGTTTCACGACTTTCAGTGCGTGGACTAGAGCTAGAACCAGATGTGTCACCTAGTACTGAGCACCAATAGTTGGTGTGGCCTTTAGGATCGGTCCACACCAGATTGGCTGGAGGTTTCTCAGGGTACAGATAGACCTGACCGTGTGCAGTGATATTGCCAAAGCTGAACATCTGATAAAACTCCTACGTTAATGGATACCGCAGGATTATTTATCTGATGTTGGGTTAGACGACAGTGCCGAAGCGGTCGAAGTGTTCCAGTGCGAGATCGAGGTACATCATCCACGCTGCACGAATGGTGAGTTTCTTGTAGCGGTAATCACAGAAGCCTTCTTTTTCATGTGGCTGCCAGGTGCTGAAATCAACAGTGCCTTCATGGTAAACGAGAACTGATGCCGCACGCTTTTCAAAGCGTGCGTTCACTTCTACAAGTGGAAAACCAGCGGGTACAGGCGTGTGGGTCCAGATGCTAACCTCAGTCTTAGGTGCAGTGCGACTATCCCAAATGATTGGATCATCAGCGTTAACAACACCGTCACGGATGAGGATATATTCAACATCGTATTGACTGCGATCTTTCAGCTCTTGCATTGCGAAGTCAATCGCTTTCTGAACACCACCCAACCATTTACAAAACACGAATGTCTGCTTAGGGTTGCGTGTGGCTATTGCAAAGGTATAACCGATAGGCTTGCTCATGCTTGTTCCTTAGGAATGGTGTGACCGATTTTCAAACGTGAGCCCAGCCAGTAATGCTTTTCCATGCGCTGAAGATCATTGATGCTGATGGTCGACATTTCTTTCCAGTGCTTGAGTGCATACGCCTCAAGCTCGTTTTCAGGAAAGAGGGTGATGATACCATCACCCGTCATTTCAGCTCGCATTGAAAACATCCAGGTTGAGTTCGTAGGTAACGCCTACTTCTTTCATCTTCACAAGGACGCTTTCAATGAGACCAGACCGATCGTGTGCGCGTTGCAGAGCGATGATCAAGTTTTGGTGGTGCTCAGGAACAGTCTGATTGGATACTAATCGATCCCAAGTACCGCCACCGTTTCCAGCGCCATTGTCGAATTGTGGCAGATATTCATCATCAGCGATGAGGCAACCTGCCGCACACATCAAGCCATTGACACCACGGTAGAGGCACATTTGTGAACCAGGATTGACCGAACGCTTACCTTGTTTGATCATATGCGTGACAACCTGGTCAAACACTTGTTGAGTGGTTGCATCTTTCAGGGTGGCCAAAGTAATCATTTCGAAAGCTCTTCCAGGTTGAATTGAAGTTTGTGTTTCTTGGCGAAGTGTTTGAGACGACGAGGGTAGTCAATTGCACCCGCTTCATCAATGTCCCAGCGGTCTACGTTCATGTCGTGCATCTTCTGGAGCATGTCGATGAAGTACGCATGCTTACTAGGGACTTGCTCAGGGAACGCCTCAGAGCAAGACAGCCAGCTGCCGCGTTTGTCGAACTTGATGTCGTACTCTTCATCAGTCATGAGACAGCCCGCCGCACACATCAGGCCATTACCTGGGCGATACTGACACATACCTGCGTCGTTCGTGGCGCGAACCTTCTGTTTGATCAGGTGGCTCGCCACCTGATCGAAGACTTGTTGTTCGGTTGCGTCTTTCAAATTTGCGAGTGTGATTTGCATGGTCATTATTCCAGGAAGGCGTGAGCGTCGGTTGTCGAAGGAGCTTTAGGCATCTGCATCCAGTGGCTGTAATAAGATTTGAAGAATTCTTCTTTCTTGATGATCAGGAAAACCGGAACACCAATCCAAATCTGATGACCAGTATGGAACATGAAAACGATATCACCGTCAGCCTTAGTAGGCATACATTTGGTGAGATCGAAGTAGTACTGCTGTTGATGGCAAATCATGATAAAGGGCTTCTCACTTGCTAGGCTAATGTAAAAGAATGTAGACGTTATACGCTAAAACAGGGGTTAATGCAAAGGATTCTTTACGTTAGCTGACACGCACTTTCACGCAAAGGTAGGTCTTGTCGACCTCGTAGTAGCGACGATCAGACGGCACCCGAGCATTGATGCCCGCCTGGTTGCATTCGTCCATTGTAGCGAAGCCTGGTACGCTAGTGGTTGAGATTGCTACACCAGGCACACTGCCGTTGCTAGTGAAAATTGCTGTGGTAAGAATCAGTGTGTACAAGTCCATTTCATTTCTCTTAGAGGATAGTGACGCGTTGAACGATTGTTTGTGCTTGACCTTTGTATTCGTCGTGATCTTTCACAGTGGCCTTGATTTTCAATTCTTCGCCCTCGTCAGGGTTGAATGCCCCACTGAAGACGACCAAGCATGCGTTGGTAGCTTTGTCGATCATCGTCGTCACGTAGCACACCTCAGGGCCGCCGTAACCGAAACCTTCACGCACGAAATGCCGCGAACCTACAACAGTGACATCGAATGCGAGACGTTGTTTAGGTTGACCGACGATTGCAGTCTTGTCTGGTTTTGGCAGAGCGAGGTGTGGTACAAGACGAAGAATGGCGTCAGCAGTGATGCGAATGACCGAGCCGACTTCGAAGTCACTTGCTTTGTCCATCAACCAAGTCAGATAACCGCGTGGCGCTTCCTCGAACCTCTTACCAGCGAATGGCCCGAAAGTGAAGATACCGCTAGCGATTTTCTCATCACGTTCTTTGTTCCATGCTTCACGTTGAGCATCCCACTCAGCTTGACGCTGTTCTTCTTTGATGCGACGTTCATTCATCTGCTCAGCAGTGGCGCGCTTGATTTCACGCATCTCGCTGACCAGCTGATCGCGAGTCGTAGACAGTTTGACGCCCATCTGCTCAGAGTACCCTTGAGCTTTGGCAATCGCTTCGTCAGGGTCTTGCGACAGGTTGAAGTGGTGAAACGAACGAACGCTACGCTCAACACCTTCGCGACCGTAGTGAACGTGTTCGTAGGTTTCACGCAGGGTGAACAGTGCGCCGGTTTCGCCTATACCGATATACAGAGAAGGGATGAAATTCGACATGACTGATGCTCCGAATAATGTATTTGTTAACTCATGAGTCGATTATGGTGCAGTCGACTCACACTGTCAACCATTATTTTGGTTCAGCGCTAATGATGTCCATGACTGCACAGAAATCGAACTGAACATGGTCACCATCTTTGAGATTGTGTGACTGGGTGAACAGCAGGTCATTGTTCACTACGCCGATGATCGATGTATCTGTAACGTCGTTGACCAGAACCCAGAAGCGTTCAGCAGAAGCGTCACACACCTCATAATCAAGAACAGCACCGATCTTGACATTGTCGCCCCGTTTAATGGTCGCCAATTCGTCTTGCGATGGTGCATAGAATGTATCGGGATGGTTAGAATGTATCTCTTGAGCATTCAATAGAATGTCGGTAATTTGAATTGGTGGTCGCATGATATAGTTTACCTTCACGTTTTATTTTGAAAGAGCGTGTTGAACAAGATCTGTGATGTCAATACCTGCATCATCGCAGACCCTGTAAGGGCGGTTTCTGATCCCGCAGACGCTCATCATATGCGTTCCCTTGCTGTTGTACACATCGACAACAACGACACCTGTAGGGTCTACCGCTGCTTTCTGCTCAGCGTCTGCAATTGCAGCGCGCAGCTTGGTCAGTGTCGAGGGGTGCATGAGTGAGGTCTGAGTGATCATGTTGGTTTACTCTTCGTCGGTTTCGGTCGCTTCAGTAGCACCCGATGCACGAATGGTAACGAAGCGTTGCACCTCTGTCAAGTAATTTACCGCTTTACCGACAGACCAGGCGTGCACGATGCAATCGGTCTTGGTCACATGATCTTCAGTGACGACATGACGAACGTCAGTGTCAGTCCAATCGATGCTGATAACGCGTTTGCGATTGCCCAGCTTGATCATACCGAACGGCGTTTGCACCTTCCACCACGGCAGCGTATCGATGAGACTTGGTGAATACTCGTTGTCAATCGATTCGACTGCGATAACGTCGATGTTTGCGAGAAGGAACATTGCGCGGACTTGCGCTTCGGTGGTGATTGTCAGTACTGCTACACGGACATTGCACATGATTTGATACCTCTACATGATTTAATTGATACTTCATTGGTGTTGCATTTGCAGCATGTGACCTTTTCGGCCACATGTCAACCTTTACCGTGCTTGATACAGGAGACGGCCATTGGCACGGTAACCTGCAATCTTCTGAATTTTGTTGTCGCTGTAGTAGACCGTGACGTTACCGTGTAGACCGTCTTTGTCGCTGACGTAGAAGTCAACGATGGCTGCGCCGCTGTCGGTCAGGGTCACGCCACGCTTGAACTCAGTGAGATCGTATGGGCTGTCAAGATCAGTATCATCCCAACTGTCGTCGGCACACTTGGTAACCAGGGCGATGTTGATGTTGCGTTCAACATTTTCGTCGTCGATGTTGAAGCGTGCACCAGGTTCGAGGATCAAGCGACCAGCAGCTAAACCAGTTTCAGTGCTGGCGGCCTGCTTGATGAGTGCGATATCTTCGCGAGATGGAATCCAGAACGGCATGTGATGTGCTCCTGCGCATGTTATTAGTTATTACCTCACATGCGCAGTATACGACGGATCCAATCGTATTGTAAACAACAAATTTTAGATACTTTTTACCACGCGTTCTTTGACGCCATGACGTGAGTTGTTTTGCGCAAGCCCTGCACCGATCATGAGGACACCTTCTCCATCACCAAAGATGAATCGAATCTCCTCGGCGTAGGAATTGATGCTGTGGTCGCTCCAGCCAGCATTGCGTTGGATGTTGGCTACCTTGATCAGGTCGACTTCAAACTCTTCTTTGGTCATGTCAGTTCTCTTGGTCTGCTGTGATGAAACCACGTTCAACTGCACGGCGACGGGCTTCAGCCATTTGCGGGTATTTGGTGACATGACTACCAGAGCAGTATTCACCATGAGGACCGTAGCGACTGATCAACGTCCAGTGCTTGCCAGGGTGAAAGTACAAGTCTTCACCTTTGAACTCGCCCAAGTAAACGCACGCATCACAATCATGTTCATGAATAGCCATTATCGTCTCCCTACCACGCCTTCGTAAAACGAATTGCCGTCTTTGTTAGCCCAGTATTCGATCTTCTCTGCACACTCAAGGCAGTACCAAGCTTTCATCACAGTGTTGAAGTGATGCGCGCTGTTCGGCTTCTGGCATTGGGTGACATTGCAGTTCTGACCTTCAAGGCCTTTACCTGGCAACGGTGCCTTTGGTTCATAGTCGCAGTACATGTTAAAGCCCCTTACGCTTGAGATCGAATACCCACCAGCAATACAGCTGGGAAGTGTATGCAAACTTTTTGAGGTAGTTCAGGTTGCCAAACGTATCTGGGTAGACGTCGCCCAGAGCACCAATCAAGGTGTAATTGTCGGGGCTGATTGTATCCAGCATCGCGGCAATATCAGCCTCAAAGTTAGGGTAACCCATCGAATACATCGCGTTGCACATGTATGGGTTGGAGGCATCATAGACACCTTTTACCAATGCGCGTTCAATAGCTTCAGACAGCTTCACATTCATTCTCCAGTATGTTCGTCTTCAGATTCCATTGTATGACTTGGAGTTGATGCTTTGCAAGCTTTTTCGCGCTCGCAAAGCATCAGGTTCAATCCAGAAGAGAGTTGGTCTGAACGCGAGTGGACTTGCCTTCAGACACCGAACGATTGACTGTAGTACCGCCACCTTCAACGAAGTAGACATAGTGTGGATGAACGCTACCAGGAACGGCGATGATGACGCGAGAAACACCACGACCATCAGGCAACGTGCCTACCTTGATCGGAGAGTTCAGGTTGTAGTTGTTGGCGATAGCGGCTTCGTTAGGAGTTGGGCCACAACCAACCAGTGCCAACGACAGTACAGCGAGTGCGAGAAGCTTTTTCATGTGGGAATTTCCTTGAGGTTTAGAACTCATTGCTAACTTTCTTATGGTCTTCAGGATATGCGAGCAATTTGACCAGACGTTCTTCGGTTGTGATACGACGGTCGACAGTGTAACGACTGGCATTGTTTTGCATGTCGATGTAGAGTTCAACCAGGATGCGAGGCAATTCAACAATACCCATCGCGTCTTTGGCTTTCCTCTTTGCGGCTTCCATATGTTTGTGATAGGTGAGATATGAATCCATCAAAGCCTTAGCCATGTCAACCGCAAGCACATCACGATGGAACAACATCATGGCGAAGTTGCCGATGTCGACAGGATCACCTTTACTGATGTTTTCGATCAGCATTTGGATAAGTGATTCCACAGTACACTCATCCGGCTTATCCCAGCCGCCACGACCCCGCTCACGCATCTGAGCCATCTTGTTCTTCATAGCTTGAGCGAAGGTATCTACTGCGACATCATCAGCGTGACGGTCCCTGTAGGCGACTTCTTGATCACGCCATTTGAGGATTTCACTGTGGCTGAAGTGCATGCCATTGATGAGGACATAGTTCTTCGCAGGTTCTTTTGCAGTAGGTTGCATTGCATCATCGGTCAAGCACTTTGGATAACCACAGTGGAGGTTATGCATTTGGCAGCCACCCAGAGCGCTCATGTTCTTACACGTCTTTGCCACAGTTATTGCTCCACGAATTCGACACGCTTGCCATCAACCCAGGCAGCGACAGGTTTGCATTTGATGATCGTGCCCTGAATGGTAGTTTCACCTGCCTTGGCACAATCGGATTTGACGTCAGCAAGTGGCGTGTAACGGCCGGCAGAAAAGCTGATACCACCTACCAAACACATTGCTAGGATGAATGCAGTGAAGCCGTCCATTATGCTTCCTTGATTTCTTCAAGCTGGTTGAATGGGTGGGTGAAGAATGGATAACCACCATCAGGGTTAAGTGTCAAGCTGATGTGATGTACACCAGTAATTCGAGTATCGTCACTTGCGCAACCGTAGTCGTGCATGCGGCACTTTTGCACGACAGTACCCTTGGTGGCCTTTGGTTCAGTCGTGCTGTCAGTCAGCAAACGATATTGTTTGACGTTCATTTGAGTTCCTTAACAGCTTTGCGCAGCTGGTTCAGCAAACGCATATTGATGGTGAGGGCGTTGTCTTCAGTTTTACCAGTGCTTGGGTGAACGTAGGTTTCTTTGTATGGTCGCCCACGTTCAGCTTCAGACCGATCTACCTCGGCAGCGATCATTGTAGCGACTGTTACAATCGATTGCAAGCGCTTCAGTTCTTTCTTGGCGCATGATCCACACTGGTAAATTTCATCGTAGTACTGTTGACCACAACGAGCCCCTTCGCCGTGACCCATCGTGGTGAGACTGTTGCAATACTTACTCATGAGGCACATCCGGATTTGCAAGAGGGTTAGTGAAAGGTTCTTCTCGGATACCTTCACCGAGTGAACAGTAGATGGCATCGATCTCACCGTACGCACGATAGACCTTCAGGTACTTGTAACCGCGAAAGCCGCAAAACTCATAGGCTTCGTCGATTCGTTGCTCTTCGGTGATTGCACAACCAGTCAGAACTGAAGCAATCGCGCACAACAGGAGTGCACGTTTCATTACCACACCGCCTTGTAGGTCGCTTCAAACATTGAGTTGGCATGAGCGATGTATTCGATGCAGCTTTGGTCGTTGAAGTCAATCTGCTGATACACGCTGTTCCAAGCGCAATTGGGGAACATCTTTTGCGCGTTGAGGAAGATTGCGCCACCGTCATGCAGTGTGCCTTTGATCCAAGAGCCTTTGAAACCTGCTGCCTCAAACGTCTTTTCGAGGACTTGATGAGCTTGAGAGACCATCTTGATTCTCCTTTCATGATAAGTTGTTGCTTCACTATGAGAACGATTCTACAGATGATCACTCAATGCCACAAGCATTATTTAAGGATAATTACCTTTTCGCACGTCGCCCGCTGTGACAGTCTCGGGCCATGCACGCTTGTCGGGCTGACGCTGTACCGTGCTGTACGGGTTCTCTAGCAGTTGTAGGCTGTCCAAGATAGTCAGTGCTTCTTGTGTTGTTGCCAAGTCAACAAGCTTGTTCAGTTGCGCTTGGCTGATTCGATACCCTCGCATCACGTCCCTCCAACCATTCACGGTCAATAAAACCATCGACAACGAAGCCACCCAGTTCGACCTCACCTTCAGCAGGAAAGGTTTCACCGCGAAGACCATAGAACAACTTGCCTTCAATGCCTTTGACAGGATCGTTGACAAAGTAACCATCCTCGGTGACTTCAATGATGATCTGGTGCATGCCACCCTGAATGTTCAGAGATGGAACACTAACAAGATATGCACCTGCCTCAAACAATTTCGGTAGAGACAGACTGTCAAACGACGTGCAAGGGACTTGCAGTTCTTTCAGCAGCTCGCCTAGTGAAGTGTTACCTGCGCGATACTTCTCATGGAACTGGTCAATCAAACCTTGTACAGGTTCATCAACCAACATTGCCAGGCATGTAGCAACGCAACTCACAGTACATGGTTGCGTCTGATGTTTGATTAACGGTTTCATTTCAATCCTTTCTCCACCTTTGCAATCCACTTGTTGCATTTGTTGTTGACAATGGCATAGATCTCTTCAACCGTAATGCCAGGCTTTTGTGCGTTCATCATGTCGACTGCGGTGATGATCAAGTCAACAGCCTCACCGACAACACCATCAGGACCAGGCTCACGGTCTTTGTAACCAAGATCGATGGCGACTTCAGTTGCAAGCTCACCTGTTTCTTCAGTGACAGCGTGCATGATCTGGTTCTTGTCGTAGGTGCAGTACTTCTGCGACACGCTCAGAATATAGGATATTGGGCAGTTCACTTCGCGAGCCCCACACCACCCCATTCGGAGTTAGAGAACACGATAACCTTGCCTTTAGGATTGACAGCGTAGAAAGTTTCGGTGTCCCAATCGACATTACCTTCATCCCATTTGTTTTTATGGAACTCACCGGTAAGTTGACTTTCGTGGCGATACACAGCTTTGAAGTCAACACCCATCACCTTTGACAGTGCTAGGCATGAATTGGCATCGCGCTTGTATAGGCCGGCAATGTATTCGGCTTTGAACTCCCACACATAGCGGTAGTCGCGTTTTACATCATCCAACGTGTTGACAGCGGTCATACTTCTTCCCCTTCGAGTTGTTCGGCCTGCTTTGCACGCACTTGCGCACATTCGAGCCAGCCGTACCATTTATTGTTGAACATCATCCAGGTTGTCTGGTCAGTGCCACGAGTGAAGTTGTAGTAGTCACCAGCCCAGAACACACCGTTCGGAACTTTGTTGGTACTTTCGAACAGCACACGTTCGGCTTCAATGTTAACTGTCTTGAGGTCGCTGAGAATGACAACAGGCTGACAGTGCCAGATACCGTCAATGCAGACTTCAGCTTCATACGTTTTCAACATTTGATTATTCCTTAGATGTTGCCCATATTTCGAAGATACTCGGTTGCCTTATCATGGTCACCGTTTGAT